TATTGCCAGTTGCTTGAGTTGTTTGCTCTGCAGCCGCCTTAGCGTTAAGTTCAACTGGCTGGTCTCCACCAGGTATTCCTTGTAGTCCCATTCTAGCACGAATTTCATTAGGAACCACGACTTTCATACGCAAGTAGCGCTCATCAATCTTAGACTGGGTGTCTTCGTCTGTAAGGGTAAGCTCGTTAAACTTAAGAATAAAAATGTCTGTTTTTTCTGAAATTATCTTGCTTAGTCTCTTCTCAATATTTCTTTGAGCTGGACGACATACCTGCTCTTTAAATGTCTTATCTGCATCACGAGCATTGGCCAAAGAGACGCCCTGTGGCGTTCCAACCTTGTTAATTGGAACTCTGTGAGAGATCAATATTTCATCTCTGTTGGCATTTCTATAGGTGTTAAAAGATGAGTCCTGAATTCCGTTCTCAACCGCATCCATCTTAAACTCTACCTTTGAGTCTGGATTGTCTGCTGGAAGTGGAATATAGAGTGATCTATGATTCTTTCCCTTTAGACCAGTCTGGAAGAACTCAAGCAACTTTCTTTCTGCATCGTTAGAAAGCTTTGCACCCTTTACGGTAATAATATATCTTGGTACCGCCTTATTTTCAAAGTAGTCCAGGTTATATCTGGCTGCAAACTCGTTTCCAGTCATAGCGCTCTTAGAAGCTATGATATCTGGAACACCATAGTATCCATTTGTTGGTGTATAGTTCTTGAAGTGAATAATCTCATTTGGACGAGCATCTGCTGTTACTGGATTTGGAGATGTTGTATCTCCATAATTTCTAAAGTAGACAGATTGATTTCCAATTATTTGTACGAAGCCATCTCTTAATCTGCGAACACGCATTGATGCCGCTGGAACATGACCAATATAGCCAATCTCTCCAGTATTCTTTCTACCAATTTCTAGATATCCGTTACCAGTTGTTTCATAGTCTTTCCATACACGAGAAAGAGTTTCAACAAATGTCTCCTCTTCGTTTGTAGACTCGATCCATTCGTTTATTGCAATCTTCATTCTTTCAAGCTTGCGTCTTGCAAACTCTAATTTCTTTTCGTCATCAATATCAGCAAGTCTTTCTTTTGTTGCTTCGCTCTCAACAAAGTCGTAGCCTAGGCCAACAATGTTTGCAACCTTTGCATTTACAGCAGCGTAGTGTGGTGCAGAAATTTCATAAATCTTTGCAAGGTAGTCTATGTTGTATGGTGGCTGAACTACATCAAGGATGCTGTATCCTGTGATCATGAATGGTTCAACAATTGCTGTTGATGCTACTCCATCACCACGCAAAAACTTTGAGAAGTCTGTTCTTGCAATTCTTTTCTTGAATGCTGTACTTAACCCATCTAGCTTTTTTGTTTTCTCTAGAGGTCTCATGAAAGGGTCAGAGTATGACTCTTTACTCTCTGAAAAATCAGTACCTAGCTTGATATCGATTTCTTGGATATCGTTATCTTCTACAAACTCAGCGGCCATGGATTAACTTCCTTTGCAAATCTAAACCTTCTCCAATATCATATGGGTCTGGTGTAAGTCCTAACTTTAATCTTGTTTCCTGAAGAGAATACTCCTCATCAGTAACCTTTCTTCTTCCAGCTAAAAATACTGGTCCGCCTTCCTCTATCCCATATGACTTAGCAGCATCGGTTATAGCCTTTATGCTGTCCTTATCACCCTGAGTTGCTGGCACAAGCATGTAGTGACCTTCGTCATCTCCAACCCACTTGCCATCTGGCATTTCCCAGACATAGACGCCGTATTTAGTCTCTTGGACTTCTTTAACTCTTTTATTGTTCATAGTTACATTTTACCATTTTCTGTAGTATCAGGCGGAATTTGTCCGCCAGCGTGGACAAATTATTGTGTTGAGTGCACTAATACGTCAACATTAAAGCCGTTATAGGAATCTGAACCTATGGTTATGGAATCTGAAGAAGATGCAATATATGTGTTATTAATTATGTTATTAAAATGCTTAGATGCTAATCCTGAAGCATCATAGTCATAAATAGCAATATTAGAATAGTTACTGTTGCTTCCAAGCATGGTCCCAGTCTGTGTCTGATTAAAGAATAGATCTGCTTGCTTGTTTGAAGAAAATGTTATTAGTACGTGATACCAGATACCTATGTCGAATATGTCTGATATAGAAGTAGATGTCTGATTTGTACCATTTACGTAGAATGAGGAAATATTACTTTTTGTTACATTTCCAGCCGCACTCCAAGAAACTCTAGAATCTCCGCAGTCAACCAAAGAAGTCTGTCCTAGGCCCGTAGGACGGTACATAAACTCTACTGACCTTACATCTCCAGAGTTATATCTAAAGCCTCCAGAAAGCGGCACTATGCCTTTATTAGAGGCATAGTAGAGTACGGATGAGTTTCTTTTCCCAACCAAAAAATTATAGTCTGTTGTTATTTGTCCTATTGAATTATCTGAGCCTATTGTTTTAGATTCATAGCAAATAAAAGATATCCCAGAAAATACTGGATCATTAATTGATGTATCTGAAGATGTTAGCGTGACCTTATAATAAAAATAGCCACCCGAAAATCCAGGTATATTAGAATTATTTGTTGCTGGATAATATGTAATATCGTCAAAGCTGTACTCAAAGGCTATGCCAGAGTTGTTAAATAACCACTCAATTTGATTATGGTCTGAGTCAGCAACTGGAGGGAAGAAGTAGTAATCTTTTAAATACCCAGAAGCCTGACCTTCAATCAACTTTACTTCTCTAGAGTCTGTTATATAAACATTAGATAGCTCTGCTGTGGAAACATCTTTATTTACTCCATAGATCATGGCATGAGATATTGGCTTTGAGTCTCTAGCCGCCTCAAAATAAACTGGGTTATCCATGACAATGTTTCTATTTATATTATTAGCCAAAACCTTGTACTCTGCTATATCTCTTAGATATACAGAATTAACCTTTGATTTATAAACCTCTATTTTGTCCAATATTATAAAATCTGAGCTTACTTCTGAGTCTAGCTGAAGATCAATCTGAGACTTAAACTTAAACAAATCTCCTAGATATTTTGAAGCCTTTAACTCACCATTTATATATAAAGAGGATTGATTGTTTGAGTAGGCTCCTATTATCGAATAAGACTCAGATATAGAAGGAAGCTTGTAATATATCTTGTGCGAAACATCTAGACTATCTGTAATAGTAAAAATTACATTTCCGTCTTTTACAGAAAAACCTATATTTTGACTTACGTCATAAAGAAAATTTTGTTGGGTAGAAAAAGTGTTTCCAAAATAGGCCTGGAAAGAAAAGAAAAAGTCTTCTTTTTCATAGCTATATTTACCTATATTTAAATCATGTAGTGACACTGATGCCTGCGGGGTAACCCTTATAGAGCTATATGAGGTAGATGATAGTGGGGTTGTGTACTTTAAGGTTCCAAGACCTTCCTTCATAGCTCGTGCAGCGAATCCGCATGGATTTGAGAATGACTGGTCTTGCTGATTAAAAACAGCATCTAATATCTTCATACACCAATTATACCAGTACCATAAAGATTTGACCATTCTTGAGCATCATTGAGGTCATTAAGCAACGGCTGTCCCTTTATATTAAGGCTAGTATTTAAGAGCACTGGAACTCCAGTCTTTTCATAAAATTTATTCACCACTTCCCATAGTCCTGGATTTTCAGACTTACTGACTGTTTGTACCCTAGAAGTTCCGTCCACATGAACTACTGATGGGATAATATCTGGCCTTAAGCATTTGACGGTATATTGCATGTATGGAGATTTAAAGTCCATATCAAACCATGATGAGGCATGTTCTTCTAAAACTACTGGAGCAAATGGTCTGAACAACTCTCTCTGCTTTATAAGATTAACCTTATCTTTTATATCTGGATCTCTTGGGTCAGCGAGTATGCTTCTGTTTCCTAGCGCTCTTGGGCCAAACTCCGCCTTACCAGTTGCGACTGCAGCTATTTTGTCATTTAATATTTTTTCTACAATCTTTTCTACTGGATACTCTCCGCCTAAATCGTGTCCTAAATATGGACCATTCCAATTTAAATGCTTGCCATAAAAAGCTGCTGCTGCTCCCAAAGAGCTACCAGCATCTCCTGGGTTCGGCATTATCCATACGTTTTTAAATATGTTCCATAACATCGTGTTGGCAGAAGAATTAAGAGCACACCCACCCATAAATACTAGATTTTCTTTACCAGTAATTTTATAGGCAAAGTGCATAAATTCGTTAAGTCTTAATTCATAAACTTTTTGAACTGATGCTGCAATATCAAATTTATTTTTCTCAGTAATTGGTTCATCCCAATCAAATATACCTTTATGAAAATTATATTTTTGAGTGTTTATATCTGGAAAGTATTGAGAAACTTTATATAGATATTTATTTGGGTCACCATAACCAGCCATGCCCATCATTATGTATTCTTCTTGGTTTGGCATAAGACCTATTAACTTTGTGAAAGCTGAGTAAAACAGGCCAAAGCTGACTGGGTAGTTTTTCTTATACTTCTGAGTAATCTCTGTACCTTTGCCTACCCATATAGTTGAAGTATTCCATTCTCCTATAGCATCTAAAACAACTATTACGGCATCATTAAATTTGCTTGTAAAGTATCCAGCACATGCGTGAGAGTAATGATGATTAAAGTTACGTCTTGGAATATCTGATATATCAAACTTTGGCTTCCAGTCTCCAAGTCCGCCTCTTAGACTAAGCCTTAACTTTTTAAAAAATGGTTTTTCATAATATGCAATAGCGTCTGGTTTTCCATACGACATTAAGTCATTTATAAGATCATCATTTACATACCAGTCATTCTTTACCTTGCTGTACCTTTCTGCATGGCCAGCAAAAAGTATGTCTCCATCTTTTATAAGACATGCTGCTGCATCATGAGATGTTTCATTTATACCAAGTACTATCATCAGTATGTGTAATCGCTCTTCTTTTTTAATTCTCTGTATATTTTATAATATCTTATTTTATAAAAAATAGACTTTATCTTATTCATAACCTCTCCTAACGATCTCGCTATAAAAATCATCTGCACACTTTATATTCCATGCTGAGCCTGGGTGACATCTATCCTGCGCTAACTCCCAAAGCGGTAGTCCATTTGAATTATCATAGTATTCTTTATTATTATCCTCATCTAAAACGTAGGGTCTAAAATTGAAGTCTGGTAAAAAAATATTATCAAACTTTATGCTTTCATAAACCCCAGAGTCATGTTGATGCCAGAATGTCCATATTAATTTAATCCCAGCTTCACTACAGTAATCTTCTAGCATCTTTATTTGGTCTACTGCTTTTAATATACTATCTTCATGATTATGTGACTTTATATACTCTAGGTATATTTTTGGATGATTGCTCTCAAAGTACCCGCTACCCATAACTACCGAATAGAAGAAATTGTTTTTCTTATCATACTTCATGTCTCTAGCTATTGGTGGCATATTAATAAAAATATAGGTAGGTTTTCCATACTGTCTAATAAACGACATTACATTTTTTATAGCTAAAAAAACTGAGCTTCCAGGAAGTGCAACGTTGAAATCTTTTACCACTTTTCCATTACCCTTTATCTTCTCTGTCAAAAACTTTGTCCACATAAAGTCTTCATACATGCCGCTTCCATATGTCCATGAGCAACCAGAGTATAGTATATTTACTTCTTTTTCGTTTAGTTTTTCAAAGTGCCTAGATCTAAAAAATAAATTGTTAAATCTATAGCTTACCCTATCCTCTTTTTTTATTGAGGGGTCATAATATCCATTTGGACCAATGTGGTAGCCATCTTCAGTTTTCTTAAGCCTGCCGTCTGAATAAAAATGGTAAGACTCATAATCGAAAGTAAAGTTATCTAGTCTGTTAGGATCAACATATCTTAGTATCTTACCCCAGGTCTCGTAACTATATAAAAACTTCATACCAATATTATATCCAACTTCTGTCTTTTAGCTCTTCATAAAAAAAGTCTGCAAAGTGTAACTGCTTGTGTAGGCCTGGGTGTGGCCAATGGGATCCACTTCCCCATGGTCCCGCTATCTTATTCTTGTCATATGCATATTCAAATATTTCTGGGTACATATCTTTATATTCTTTGTGACATCTAACAATATCCCAATTTTTCATCTTGTAGCTTTTCTCTAAGTCATCTACGGTATTGGCCACAACGTTGAACTCAAAGTTTTCTGGGAAAACTTTTCTAACCATATTTGGAACATAGTGTTTAAAGTTACAAGTTAAAAAACTTTCCATTTCTACTGTCAGGGCGTTTGACCAACAAGTCCACAATAGCTTTATTCCTACTGAATCGCAAAATACTTCTAGCATTTTTATGTGATCTAGATTTTGATAGTATACCCATTCATATGGAAGTATTTCTTGATAGTTCCATGGAACTTTTGCTTTTGTAACTTTTGGACTATAGTTTATATACCAATCTCTTAAATATTGACCTCCCTCATCAATAAAATAGAAACGCTCAAAATTTGCAAAGTTGCAGAGCAGTATCTTTGGGTATTTGCCATATTGATTTACTAAACCAAAAAAGCTAGAAATGTCTTTGTTTATTGCTGCTCCGCTATAAGATATATTACCTATTGGCTTATCTATTCTTTTTGATAGCAAGTCTGACCACCTTAAGTCTACAGGAAGGCCCTGACCTAAAGTTATTGAGCATCCAAGCGCTATCACCTCTGGCATAGGATCAAACTTTATAGACCTTAGACCATCTGAATTCATAACATAGTTGTACTCTGAGCGTGGCACCTCAGAGTGTGGAGCTATAATGTCTAAGACCTCTGAGTAATTCTTATTTGGGTTTTCTAGTTCCCTATTAAAATTTGGAATTACTTTGCTGTAATAAGTATCAAATAACATCAGTAGGTTAAATTACTTTTTTTAATCTTCCTATATTTTTTCCACATTTTATATTTATACAGGAATCTTCTTAAAAAACTAATTTTGACTCCTCCCACTCTCTCCAAAAATTCTTTTGATATCCTTCAAGCTTTGGCGTATTAAAGCTGTATGGTCCAGCACTAGAATGGTCTGGATTATCAAAAAGATCCCATGTTTCTATTCCAGATTGATTTCTTTTTCTATGAATATACGCAGTATATGTGCTTCCAGAAGTTCCTATAAAATATTTTGCATCATGCATAACTAGATTACATATAAGGCCAAATACAACCTCGTCTTGGAAGTCTAGTTGTTTAAACTCTTTTTCAAAATTTTGAACTATGTAATCGTCTAAAAGAATAAACCTATGCTTATTGTCTATAATCATCTTATTCATTGGTTCACAGGTAGATATAACTATAGGAAGATTATTTCTTTCCATCTTTTCAAGTCCAGCCTCAAACATCTCTTGAGATGTACTAAACATTCTGGTTGCATGATCTGAAAGCCTAATGTGAGCTCCTTGAAAATCTCCTAGAGATTTTGAAACCATATTTGCAAATTGTACGTACTGGTCTTTAAATTTTACCGACGCAAGGGATCTGTCTAGGTCGCTGCTTCTTTTATAGAAAAATCTTGAGTACCAGCCTAGGGTTTGTTTAAGATGCACGTTTCTATCTATAACTAATCTTTGTCTTCCTTCAGCAAACATGAGCTCGTCCTCTGTTATTGAATTATTTGGATTAGCATAGTAGTAGTCATTACATGTTCCAGTAATTTCTACGTCTTGCTGAGGAAAAGAAGATATTAACTCATCTATTAGAGTTAGATCTGCATCCCACTCTAATATATCTTTTAAGTGTGGGAACCTTGTTTTGTCAGTAAAGTTTATTCTATTTTGATTATGGTATATGCTTGGCGTATATATCGGAACTTTTTTAAAGTGTTCTCCCTCTGTAGAAACATAATGAACTATAACATTACTCTTTGTTTCATGAGAGATTCCTGCGGCTATCTCCAGGCTCATTACTTGGTTAATCATTCCAGTTGGATTCCACATTTGAAAAAATATTTTATTTTTCATTGCTGATCCTTTCTGATATCCAAGCATAGGTAACCGACAACCCATGCTCTAAATTTTCTTTTGGTGCGTAACCTAAAACTTTTCTGATTAGGGAATTCTCTGACTTTCTTGCATGAACTCCAATTGGACCGTCAATATACTTTTTAACTAAATTTTTTCCTGCTATAGAAGAAACTATATCTACAAGCTCATCTATAGATACTGATCTTTCAGAACCTATGTTTATAGGCTCATTAAAGCCTTCCTGCCTATAGAAGTCAACTGTTGCCTTAATACATTCATCGATAAATAAAAATGACCTATGTTGCTTTCCGCTTCCCCATATTTCAATATTAGAATCAGCTTTTGCTACTTTTCTGCATATAGCAGCTGGAGCTTTTTCTTTTCCACCATCATATGTTCCGTACGGACCAAAGACGTTGTGGTATCTTGCAATTTTGTTTTTCATACCATAGTTTTTGTTGTATGCTAGATATAGCCTTTCGCTAAAAAGCTTTTCCCATCCATACTCTGTATCTGGTGCAGCTGGATAAACAGAATCTTCACGGCAATTTATTGAATCTGGATCCATCTGATTATATTCTGGATAAACACATGCAGTAGAAGAATAAAAAACACTTTTTATCCCTATGTCATGAGATCTTTTTAACACATTAACATTAATAAGAATTGAGTTTCCCATTACTTCTGCATCATTATCTCCAGTATTTATATATCCAGCGCCACCCATATCTGCGGCAAGCTGGTAGACTTCATCAAAACGTATGTCTATAACTTTATTTACAACAATAGGGTTTCTTAGATCACCTATTACAAAATCATCTGCGTATGTGTCCCAGTATTCTGGAAGCTTTAAATCTACGCCTCTGACCCAAAAGCCATCTTCCTTGAGTCTTTTTACTAGATGGCTTCCTATAAAACCGCCTGCACCTAATACTAGTGCTGTTCGCTGTTCCATTGATCTTCCGTTTTTATTCCTCTAATAACTTCTAAATACGAAGGACCCTTTGTTATATACCAGTGGTCTGGCTCAATAAAGTGAAAAAATATCATTGCTACATGTTGAGAATTTGGATTTGGAAACTTTTCTCTCCAGTGCATCTGATCATTTCCATAATATGCTAGAGCTTCATTAGGATACAGTTCATAAGGTTTATCATCTACCCATAAATCCCATGGCTCATTCTGATACACACACATATCTAAAGTATATGTGCAAGCATTATCGTCTACATGCTTGAACAAGTTTGCTTCTGACCCTTCATAGTGTGCAAATAAAGAGTAGGACGGAACTAGTGTGTCACTACCAAAAACTTTTCTGGCATAGGGAGTTATCTTCTTTGCATACTCATCTATTAATGGATCATGAAAACAGTATCTACCAAAGTACTTATCGTAGGTAGAATCTGTTTTTTCATATGAGTATAGGTAATTCTTTAACCTCTCATAATCTGGCTGAGAAAATAAATCTTTTATAATTCTTGGTTCTTGTACTTTTATATTCATGATAACATATCCACCTTCATAGTCTTCCATCTAAACCAATTTACCAATGCGTATCTTACACCAGTCTTTACCTCTACAACACGATGGTTATATACATAGTTGGATGGAAATACTAATACGTCTCCCTTTTCTGGCTTAAAGAATAGATTAAAGTGCTTATAGTCTAGCTCTCCGCCTTCATATTCATCGTTGAGATATGCTGTAATAGAAACTGTTCTTGGGAATCTAAATCCATCATCTGCGTGGCCATCAAAATGCTGTCCGTGTCCGTACTTTAAAACTTGCCACTCATCACCAATAAGCTCTGTCATACTCATGCCAAACATAGCTGTATAGTCTTCTAGGCATACCCTCATTGAATGATCTACAAGCTTATACAGCAAATCTCTCTGCTCGCTTGAATCTTCATTTGGCTTATTGATTACAACCACAGAGCAATCTCTAAATTTTTTGTTTATTTCTTCTTTCTTTTCGTCGCCATTACTAAACACTTGGCCATCTTGCCAACTTGACTCAAACTCAGAATTGATCTTTGCGACTAGATCATCTGGGCTTGGAAAAACATTCTTATAAATCCATACCCCTGGAGCTAATTCTACTTTTGTAAAATTTATTGGCTCTGGATTAAAAACAACTTCCTTTTTAGCAGGAGCTGTTGAGTTTTGCTCTTTGTATAATTGCCATGCTGTTTTTTCCATTTTTACTCCTTACCACTTAGACAATGGGCACGTTGCATTTTTTAATTTTGTCTTTGCAGACATAAAGCATCCACATTTCTTGCATTGATGAGTTACTTTTATAAGCTCTGGGCATGCCTTGCATATCTCCATTCTAGAGTCTGCAATTTCTTTATCTGCCATTTCTGTTGTAGGGTCAAGCATATGCCAGGGCCTGCTTTCACCTAAATTCTTTTTATACTGCTGCCAAGCTGAAGTCATGTGACTAGCCCTTTCTATGCTGGATTAAAGTTTTGTCCGTCCCATGTCCATCCAGGTAAAACCTGGGTGGAAGAATCTACTGGTACTGCTACTGGATTTGATTGCATTGCCGCATCTATCATCTCTACTTCTTGAATAGAGTAAGCCTCTAGATCATACGTTATAGTTCCAAATACGTCTCCGTCTACAATTGCAGCGTATTTAATTGCTCCGCCTAAACTATCTACTTCCGAAGGAACTAAAGCATTTTCTCTAAGATCATCTCCAGGCAAGAAGAAGTTGTTGCCGTCCCAAAAAGATCCTGCACATACGTCTGGTACAAGATTGACCTTTACAAAGGTTGGATCAGAGTTCATTCCAGCTATCCATCTTCCAGATATGTCAGACCCTGTTCCAAACTCTAGGACATCAAACACGTCGTTTTCTACAACCATAGCAAATTTATTTTTTAACATTTTTATTCCTCATATGAACGATAATATCATATTGTTTTAATGATGTCAATATTAACATAACAATCCACCGCTATTTGTACAGGCGCAGGTTGCTGTATATCTTCTCAATCTTGTACATCCTTCTGGACAACAAGTACATCCTGAAGATCCACAAGGAACTATGATTTCACCACAAACAGCTCCTGGTGTACATCCCCCGCCTCCGCTAGGTGCGGTTGGTGTGACCGTAGGTGCGGTTGGTGTGACCGTAGGTGCGGTTGGTGTGACCGTAGGTGCGGTTGGTGTGACCGTAGGTGCGGTTGGAACAACACCAATTGGGGCTGTAGGGGTTACCGTCGGAGCTCTTGGCGCTGTTGGGGCAGTAGGAACAACTGTTGGGGCTGTAGGAGTAACTGTAGGAGCTGCTGGAACAACACCGACTGGTGCTGTTGGGGCTGTAGGAGTTACTGTAGGAGCTGTAGGTGTAACAGTTGGCGTTACAACTTGATAAACTGCCTTTGTCAAAGATATGTTTGTTGTAAAGTCTTGTAGCGCTCCACCTGTTGGAGTTTGAGCAATAATTTTACCGTTTAAAGTTTGATATGATGGTGTTGACCCTACGCTATTTGTTACGGTATATGTTGTAAATCCAGCAACATTTAATGCTAATATCGCTTCAGATTCTGTTTTGCTTGTTACGTCTGGCAAAATTCCAGCTGTTGCTGGAACATAATTACCAACAACTATTGTAACTGTGGCACCAGGGGCAAGCTGTACTGGTGGCTCTGGAGACTGACCAATAACAACATCTTGATTATTTTGGTTTGGAGTAGATGCAGTAACAATATTATAGGTAAGTAGTGATGATGTAATTGTTGCTATTGCTGAATTTTTTGTTTGCCCTACAACATATGGGGTGGTTACTGCAGACAAGGTTCTTACTGTGTATTCAATTTTAGTTTTAAATCTAATTCTTTTTCCAGCTGGAACTGCTTGTGAAATTACTACTCCGCCAGTTCCTGAAGTATCTACAAAGTACCTTTCGTCTGATCTTAGACCTTGACCATCAAGCTCTTGCTGTGCAACAACATTATTTAATCCAACTAAATTAGGAACAATTACACGGGCATATGGAACATTTAAATGCTCTACTTGCTGATTTCTATCTTTGGGAAAAGACTGAACGGCCAAGGTAGTCTCCCATTTTACTCTGTTTCTTCTTGAACTACACCAGAAACTGTAAGATTAATTGCTCCAGAAATAGAACATCTTGCATACAACTTATCTGATACCTCTAAAACTTGTACAATATCTGCAACCAATGTTGAGTTTGCTTCTATTTCTACGTCTTGCATAATAGCGTTAATTGAGGACGGTGATCCTTGAAATCCAGTTATTGCAAGTCTTACGTTAGCAGCAGTTCCCGTTACATTAGAAAGCAATACCTGCTTCATGATTGTTTTGTTTTGGGCAACATAAACTGCCTGATAATCATCAATCAGGTTATATGGACCAACTATTCTGGTTGGTATGTATCCCATTTTATCCCCTAACTAAACTACTTGCCACTTAATAGCAAGAGATGTCTCTACTGTATCTATTTCTGCCTGTGAAAGGACTCTATTAAATATTGCAATTTCTCCAACAGATATGTTGCCAAATGCTGATAGGTATCTACCTATTGATTGGCCTGTCATAGATGAGATTGATCCAGTTCCTGCGCCAGATGCCTCTTCTACTTTATTTCTTCTCAAAAACTTTTCTTGGTTCAAGGAGTTGTATGTCATAATAAACATTTCTGTTGTGTTTGTTGAAACGTTTGGAATAATTGCGTTAAGGTCGTCTGAACCAAAACCAAACTTAAACGATGTTGCTGAGTTGTAACCAATTTGCAGATTTGTTCTTGTAATTCCACCCTGACCACCAACAATCCACTTGTTAATTGGTGTATCTGGTCTATTACATACAATTGCAATTGTCATTGAAGATGTATTCAAGAAAGATAGTGTTCCATCTCCCATAAGCATAAAGTCATTTGAACCATCATGTACGACTCCAGCCTTTCCTCCTACAGTATTAAGAGTATATCTTGGCTGTTGATTAGATGTTGCTTGTGCAGCATGTCTTGAATTTCCAGAACGGTCTCTCCATTGAGAAACATCGTTAGAAGCATTTTTTGTAAATGTATTTAGCGCATCTGCATCATAATGCATTTGCAATCCAGCTGTTACTGGAAAGGCTGCTCTATTAGCAGTTCTAAAGTTAAATAATACGTGAGGAAGCATTATGCCCCCTTTGCAGGATCCTCTGGCCAGATAACATCAGACGGACTTTTTGCTGATGTAATGTCTCGAAGTGCAGCACGATACTCTGCATACTTCTTTGTCATTTCTGGTGTTAGAGTATCTGCTAGTTGAGTCCAGTCAGTCTTTGTAAGCAAATCATTTCTTTTCATCTTAATTCTTGCCCATGCATTTTCATCTGAAAGCTTCTTTGCTTCGACTCCAATTACTTTTCCGCCCTTTGTAACCTTTGGTGTCTCTAGATAAACTAATTCTTCGGTATCCTGATTGTATGGCATTGTCATTTCAACTTCTGTTACGTTGTTTAGTGTTAGCCACTCTTTATCTGGACCAGAAGCAGCAAAAGATACGCTTGGAAAGAGTTCTGACAATGATCCAAACTTTGATACTTTTCCATCTTCTAAAATTGCGTACATTATATCTCCTATGCTGCGTTAATATCTGCGAATGCTACTCCGCCGTAAACTGTTGTTCCCTGATTAGGGGTAAAGAAATTAAGTAGTGTTACGTTTGCAGATAGCGTTGGAGCTGATGCAGATGAATCCCACTTAATTGATGCTGGCCAGTTAATTGTAAAGAGTGAACCACCCTTAATTTCTACCTGCCAAAAATATCCTGTTGAAACTGCTGGAAAACCAGTAAATGAAACTGTTGTGGTAGCACCTGGTTGCCATCTGTGAATAGCTGCTGCTGTTACATCTAGGGCAAGTGTCCCTGTTGAGACAGTTCCATAGTTTGTTCTCTTAACTGCAGTATTAAAATAGTCGTAACCATTTCCGTTGATTGGTGCCTGAACAAAGGTATAAGCCCAAAGTGGAGGTGTTACTTGTGTTGGTATCGATGTAATTGCCATAATTATCTCCTTGTTATATTATACCTTAATTTATTTTAGCCCAGTATCTGATTATGCATATTCCTGAACCACCAGCCCCAGAAGAAGTATCTGAATTAGATCCTCCGCCTCCTGAGCCTGAGTTAGGTGCGGCAGACTTGTCATGCTCACCATGGGTGTGATTTCTTCCCATTCCTCCACCGCAAGACCCATTACCTCCACCACATCGTCCTGCTCCGCCGCCTCCGCCTGCGTAACCTTCAATTCCTGCTCCGCCTGATCCGCCAGTTGCGTCTTCATGAGATGTACTGTTTCCCATTCCACCGCCACCGCCAGACGAGCCTTCACCAATTCCTCTTCCTCCAGCACGTCCAGCATCAAAGTCTCCTTGGTGTCCTCCATGAATTGCTCCACCAGTCATTCCTCCCTGAGAAGCACCTCCGCCTCCGCCTGCGCCGCCCCATGAACGTTGCCATTCTGAACCGCCGCCTCCGCCTGAGCCAGATCCTGTTCTATTCTCTGCACCTGGACCCATCGATCCATTATTTCCATCACGTCCATTATCTGCGGCCCAACCTCCGCCGCCTCCGCCGTATGCAACCATGTAAAATGTATTTCCAGATGTTCCAAACGCTGAGTTTCCGCCATTGTTTCCATTAGTTGCACCAGATACCGCTGCTCCGCCGTTTCCAATTGTAACTGGAATAACTCCAAGTGACGCTATTGATGAGATATTAAGAATTCTTCTTACAAACTGGCCTGCGCCACCGCCTCCGCCATAACGTGAGTTGTTATTTGAAGTTCCTCCTGATCCACCACCAGCAATTAGTGTCACTTCAATAAAATCAGAAATGTTTGCTGGACGTGTCCAGTTACCATTAGCTAAAATTGTTTCTTCTTTTTGAATAAAAAGAGGAGTTGGTGGAGTCACGTTTCTGACAACAGAACCTAAAGTGTCCTCAAGGCCTGGAATCATTATTTGTTGGGTTGTGCTTAGAACTGTTGGCATGTTACTCTCCTTAAACTTCTCCAATAGCTGGAGTTATATTTTCAACTTCAGTTACAATTTCTTCTTCAAAAGCTCCAGGAACTGGAGCTGCCTCTACATTTGTAACTGGAGGAACAAATTCCCCATCTACATATGTCCAATCTACTGATGGCCACGGATCCATATCAGAAACATCAACTACTGTATACCCTTGATAATCTGGGTGAGACTCTAAAAACTCTCTAGTTCCGCCATAAACAGAATTTACAATTGTTTCTCCATCAACTAAAACAAATCTACTTGTCATTATGATATCCTTCTATAATATTCTACTATTATTATTCCACTACCGCCTTTTCGACCTACTGATCCACCATTCATTCCGCCGCCTCCGCCTGCGCCAGTTCCATCAACACCTGGCTGTCCAGCGTTATCTCTAATTGCATCTCCCCCTTGTCCTCCACCAGAAGATCCTGCTCCACCAACTCCGCCGCCGCCTCCGCCGCCGCCTGCAAGACCGTTGATGCCTTGTCCACCTCTTCCTCCAGAAGTGTGATACGTTCCCCAAGAGTTTGAAATTCCATTTCCACCCATAGATGAACCAAAGCCGTAGGCTCTTCCTCCTAGGTATCCACCATAAAATGTTCCGTTTGTTCTTACGTGGGAGAATGCATGGTGTCCAACTTCATTAGCTCCTCCACCTCCGCCTGATCCTGAGTACTGATACTGCCAGTAACCCCCTCCGCCACCGCCTGAGCCTGAGCCTTGAATGTTACTTGCACCTGCTCCGCATGAACCGTTGTTGCCATTTCTTCCCCAGTCTCTAGCATATGCTCCACCGCCACCGCCATATGCAATAAGATGGAATGCGTTACCATTTACTCCGAAGGTTGTATTTCCACCATTATTTCCGTTAGTGTTTCCTCCAACCTGAGCACCTCCATCACCTATAACAACTGGTATTGTTCCTCCAGCAGCAACACCTGCGATGTTGACAAATCGTGTTAGGTACTGACCAGCTCCGCCACCGCCTGAGCCAGGACCAGTCCATGATGTTGCAGATCCACCAGAGCCGCCTCCTCCAACACAAGTTACTTTGATCCAGTCTGCAATCTGAACTGGATTTGCTGGACGTGTCCAGTTACCAGTTGTATAAATTCTTTCTTGAACTGGCAAGTAAGCACCACCATTAACTACAAGATTTGCCGAAACAATACTTGTTAATGTTGAGGTAAGGCCTGGTAAATAGGTTTGCCCTGTTGTAGTACCTACGCTGTATGTCATTTGTAACCCCTAACTAAATTATATTAAACTTCGTTTACTTTTACGCCAGAAATAAATACTGAGCAAGCGCTTGCTGTGTTCTGATAAACAGATATTGTCTCTACTGTATTCAAAACTGTCTTTGAATCCAAGGCCACTAGTGAACGTGGTGGAATATCTAGGTTCTTGCAGAAGAATACTCCTGCCATCTTGATGCTTACCTGAGCTGCGACATCTGTATTGTTATTAATTGAAATTCCAGTAACAACATCGATTTGAGATGCTGGTACGGTATACACAGCTACGTCTGATGTTCCTGGGACATTCGCATAAAATCTGACTGGTGTTACTACTGTAGCCATATTAAATTACTCCCATGTGTGAATATATCTTAAAATTATCTAGCACCGCTTCTACTGAAGCTATTGCTGCTAGTCCTGCACTTTGAACATTAGAAACCTGAGTTCCTCCTGCTGTTCCAATTTGTGTAACAGCTCCAGAAGAAGCTGTTTGAATCTCGTTGATCTTTGCTGCTGTTGCTGCAAGAACGTCGTTAACGCCAAGCAGGTTGCCCATTGATTCGATGGCCTTAGCCAAAAAGACTAGATCCTGTGTATTTAAAGTTGAACCCGACAAAGCATTAACCTTTGTCTTAAAAAGGTCAATCTGTGTCTGTAAACTATCATAACTTGGCATTTATCTCACCTCTTGTTAAATTATACCTTAAAATCCTTTAAGAAGGAGGGACTGGCCATAAAAGGTCAGCCCCACTCTTTAGGAATTCTAGAGTTACTGTTGACGGAAAATCTCTCAAAGATTGTCTATACATAGCCCATTCAGCCTTCTTTTCATCCGACATAGGAATTTGAGGATTTGCTGTCCAGTCTGACTCTAAAAGCATTCTGTTTCTTTGATCTTTTATTCCAATTAGAGAACTATTAAAAAAAAGCTGGTCATTTTCAGACTGTATTTCCTCTGATGTCATTTCTGAAACTTCACCAGAAACTAGCTTATATCTTTTTCCAATAATATCTAGATCTGCTTGGTACCAGCCTTCTTCTGAAGGCTCAACGCCGTCAAACCATTTTAGCTCTGACTGATTTCCGTTTTCATCAAAATTTATGTAATACATTATCTGTCTCCAAACAACTGTGCTGTTCTATTCCAAATTTTATGTGCGGTATATGAATTAAACTGGTTATCATGGTCATTATATGTATCTGCAGCATGAGTCATTTTAAGATCTGGTTGAACCCAAAAATCGCTGAATGTTGTATGAAGATCGTAGAACTTATTAATATCTCCCCAAACATATTGTCCGCTTGAGCTTGTCCAATACCACATTGAATTTGCCTGTACAACTGCAACTGTTCTAAGAGGAGGAATTGATACGTTCCACGACCAAGTGTAATAAGAGTTTCCGCCAGATCTATTTACTGGAACTGTCCAATTTACTCTTGTGCACCCAGCGTAATTCTGAGTATTAGGAGTTCCAATAGTAACTCCAGAACCCTCATATCCAGCTGACCAGTAATTTGAATAATGTCCGTACATAGTAACTGATTTAGTTAATGTTGGGTGAAAATTTCTTAGAAATAAAGTTCTAAATCTCATTGGTCCATATGATGTATTATTTGACCAAGATGTGAACTGAGATTCTCCGCCAGCTACAGTATTAGTTGCATACTCAACTCTTCCAGTATGCGCTGGATGCTGTGAAGAATAGCTTAAAGTGCTTTGTCTATTGTTTGTTCCAAGTGAGAACCAGAAAGCTCTTTCCATATCTGGCTCACCAGCTCCAGTAAGGTAATTATAATAGTTTGTCCAAGATTCTCCTGATGACCAGTTATAAGCCCAGACATTTGTTCTATTATTTACTGTTGTAATGGTAGGAATTTGAAATGGTCTTCTTGAGCCATCCGTTACTTCTTTAAAAAGTCTTTCTTCAGCCTGCTGAATATTTAAAGAAATACCAGACTGATTAGTTTTTATTGTATTTAAATTAGCCAATTAGAACACTCTCCATCCATAAGTTGAACCTGCAAAAACCATTGTTACGTTTCCACCATTTACGTTAAATACCAAATCTTCTGCTACACCATTTATTAGTGATCCGTTTCTTAATACGGTAAAGCTAGTTGTTGCTGAATTTCCTACTGCATCTACAATCTGAACATTTGCTCCAACTGTAGGAGTAATTGGTAAAGTTACTGTTTGACCAGCAGAGGGGACAACAAGTAGTCTATCCTTGTTGGCAATTGTATATCCACTGTCTGTAATTACTTTCCATGTTGATGGAAGGTTTGGTGCCAGCTGAGAATTAATTGTATTTATTTGAGAAGACAAACCGCTAAAATCTGAAAGGCTAGTTGACACAAAGTTTTCTACGTTGTCTAGTCTTGATTCTTGATCAACCTGGCTTGTTTCTAGGTCTGTAAGTCTATCACCATTAACTGAAGAGTTAATTGTTGCAATTGCAGCAACCTTAGCCGCCTCAATTGCTGCTATTCTATCTACTGTAGCCTGCAAAATGTCATTTACGCCAAGAGATGCTCCTAGAGCATTTAGAGCAGATGCCAAAAGAACTAGGTCGTTTGCATCCATAGTTGTTGAGGTTAAGGCATCAACCTTATCTTTAAATAACTCTATCTGATCAGATAGCGTAGTATAGTCTGGCATTTATTCTCCTTTTATGCCTGAGCTTCTGTCCATGTTACACGAGCTGAAATGTTTGCAGCTGCTGTACCAATGTTTGTTGCTACAATTGTAAGAATATCTGGACCGTTAGGGAATGATGGATTTGTCTGTGATCCATTTCCGTTAAGAATTGAGTTACCCAAATCTCTGATCTTTGTAGCAGAGAAGTTTGTTACTGAGAATGTACCACCTGTAGGAGCTTCTGTATAAAATGCAAATACACGGTCACCACCACCGATTGTATTTGTAGGAGATGTAACTGTTGCTCCTTGAGTACCAGTATTATCATGGAAGATAACTTGAGCTAGGGAACCTGCTCCAACACGAACTGTTTCCCATGCTGTAGGCAATGTTGGACCGTTCATAGATGCTGGATTTAAAATTCCTTCAATTAGGAACTGACCTGAAGCCAAAACTCCAATTGAGTCAAGCTTTAGCTGCATTCTATTTGCTAGTTCACGAACACCAAAGTTTCTTGCAATACCATTATCTACAGAAGGTGCAATTCTAAGAGAAATTAATGGACGTGGAATTGGAGTAGATCCAAGTGACTGTTGAACTGTACCATTTGGAATAACAGATGTTTGTGGTTCATCTGGTCCAGTATTAGAATAGGTTAAAGTGTTTCCAGAGGCTGCTGTAAGTGTAAATACTCCATTGTATGAAGTAGAAACTGTTGCAGTTCCTGATGCAGAGGCAAATGGTACGTTTCCAAATCCTAATCTTGAGTAAGTAATAGTATTATTATTTGGAACAGATGCTACTGTATATGTTCCATTAAATCTTGAATCAAGTCCTGTGATTGTTACTTGATTTCCTACAACTGCATCGTGATCAGATGCCATATAAATAATTGCAACTCCAGATGTTAACTGTCTACCAGTAATAGTTGATAGCTGAAGAATTCCAGAAATAGTTGCTGCAGAGCCAACCTGTAATCCATGATTTGTTGACGTTGTTAGGGTTACAATGTTTGCAGCACGTGAACGGTTTGTAACTGTTGCAGAAACTGTACCAGATCCACCAACCTGTAGATATCTCTGCATACCAGCAGTGAAGAGGTAGAATGAGTCATCATTGAATCCACCATCCATAATTACGGATGATCCCCAGTGGGACATAACTGGTGCACAGTTTTGAGAAATTGTTTGAACAGAAACTTGAGCATTTCCAGAACCACCAGGAATTGATAGGTCTGGTACAAAGTTTACAAGGCTTGATGTTCCAGTTAGGACATAAGATTGTCCTCCATAAACTAATGTTTGTGGAGCTCTTCTAATTACTGTAATCGGATAAGCACGTAATGTAGAGTTATATGCACCAATTTGAGTATACTCACAAATTTCAAAGTTTGTATTATCAGAAATTCTTAGGTGACCTTGTGCTGGCCATCTTTCAACATTTTCTACGTAAAGAAGTGTTTGCTGTGGGAACAATGTTGAACCGCTTACTCCATCTCCTCCTGCAATTAATCTTGTTGACTCAAGTGGCTCGTTAATTGTTTCATAACGAGCTGGAAGGTTACCAGAACGCATATATGCTGCTGTATTAATATTGTTGTTTGAAATCTTATGACCCCAAGCAATGTCTCCCTCTGTTGTTCTGAGACCAAATCTAATGTAACCAGCTCCATACCATGAGTAATCAATATATGTCATCTGCATCTTTGAAAGATCAATCTTAAATCCTGAAGGACCTGTTCCGTCAAATCTATCTATGTTCCACTCATCTAGAGGAATTTTTTCTACTTGAGTAACCATATATCTTGCAGATGTATTTGATGATCCACGATATGCTGGAGAAACATACATCTGTGTGTCAGAATCAATTCCAATAACACGATATGACTGTCCACGAATAACAATATACTGTCCAACCACAAGCTGCTTGCGGAATCTTGTTCCTTGACCTGTAATTAGATTAGAGTATTGAGTACATGTTAGCTTTCCAAAAAGCTCTTTGTTTGAGAATCTTTTAACTGCATAAAGCTTTGTTCCGTCATACTCAAAATAGAATCCATTTTGCTCATCATATAGACCTGCACGTGTTGCTGAACCCTTCCAGCGGTATGCTGTTAAGAATGCATTAACACCACCTGGATATTGATCTAGTCCAGAAATTGTTTGTGTGAATACTGTTTGAAGTCTAAGCTGTGTGTTATTAATAACTTCATATACAACGTGTACACCATTATATGGGTTGTATCCAACTGTTTCAATTCCCTCAAGAAGTACCTCTGCGCCTGGCTGTAGGTTATGGTCTTGAAGTGTTGTAATATTAATGTAGTTTGATCCTGCTGCAGTTGATGTAGAATAAATATCTGTAATATCAAATGTAGGTGTAAACTTAGTTCCTGTTGAGAACTGAATTGACTTACCTGACTGATAACGGAAGTAACGGCGTGTCTGACGAATTGTTTGTGTTCCGCATACGTTATTAGCGGTTGAAAGAATAACACCACCGTCAAATGGTCTGTGGTCTACGTATCCTTCTGGTCTTACATAAAATCCTAGCTGGTCAGTATTGATTGGGTTTAATACTGTATTTGGTGATTTAAACTGAATTGTAGTAGCTGTAGGAACTTTTGTTACCAAGTAGTTGCCGTCGATTGATGTTGCAGAAGATCCTGCAAACAAAACTGTAACTCCAGCATAGAGTCCATGTGGTCTCTGAGTCTGAATTGTAATTGTAGATCCGCCTGATGCGGCTGATGCTTCATCTGATACCGCTGCAAATGCGTTAAACTGTCCTGGGATTCCTCCTGGGATATGTGCATTGTCAAAAATACCGCCACCATAAATTGTTGTTAGTGTTCCATCTAGCAATTCGCCTGCTGGAATTATTCCTTTTGAAGTATATGTAAATACGTTTGCGTTTGTTACCTGAATAACAGATGTACCATCTGCCAAAGCGTTTAATGTTTCTTGAACAGAAACGATATCACCACTATTAAGTCCATGTGGGGCTAATGAGTTTGTTGTTACTGTAATAACTGATCTAGGTGAAGCTCCATTCGATGTAACAGAAAGAAGGTCAAATGAGTTTCCTCCAGTACCTCTTGAGAAGAATGATGGGTAATTGTTTTGAAGTGTAAGTGTTTCCCACTTAGAGTTCTGAACTGAGTATTCAAAGTCTGTATCGATGAGAGACTGCGGAGTAGAAACACGCATTTTTCCAACTGCATCGATCATTGTCTCTGCTGGCAAGAATCTTTCTACTGCATCATCGTAAATAATTGATAGATCATCTGTTGATGCCATATCAGCAGTGTTATACTCTAATGTTACTGTTGTGTCAGGTGATGTTGGGTGGTCGCTGATGGAGTAAGCAAGCGCACCTAGGTTTTGATCTGAGAAGTTATAGATAACCTTATTACGTGTTACGTTTGTTATCAACATGAGTCTTTCACGTTGAATTGGTTCAGGAATTATAATTGTTCCAGCTACTGGATTAAATATGTAATCTCTGTTTACTAACGTTCTTCTAGCCATTCATTTTCTCCATCTTATAGAATAAAGCTTGTTGCTGAAATTGTTCCAGTAACTGTTGAAAGATTTGCAAGGGTATTATACTTTGGAAAGTATATACCTAAGTTTAGCAGAATATCTAACTCATATGCAGATACTCTTCTTTCAATGTCCGCCACAACAATTTCTCCAGTAGGACCTGTTGGTCCTGCTGGGCCTTGCGGTCCTGCTGGACCAATAATATTATCCGCTAGTGTCCAAGCTGGTGTTGGAAGTGCACTAAATGTAAATAGGTCACCAGTTGTGGTGTTTAAAAACTGATCTCCAGTGAAGTAGCCAGAAGTTGAAACTGGATTCAATGAGCCAGTAAAATACTTTGAGCCTCTTTCACCTGTTGGACCAATAGGACCCTGAATTCCTTGTGAACCTGCTGGGCCTGCGACTCCTTGCGGACCTTGTGGTCCTGCTGGGCCTGCCGCACCTGCGGGGCCTGCTGGCCCCTGTGAACCTGCTGGGCCTTGAGGTCCTGCTGGACCTGTAGGGCCTGGACGTGAACCAGCAACGGTAACCCATTGCGTTCCATCATAGCGTTTTAATGACATTAGCTCACACTCCTTATAGAATTATACCAAATTCTTTATAATAATCCCATGTAACCAAAGACCTCTAATTGATCTTTTGCATCATTTGGGTAAAGCTTTTCCCAAGATGAGGTTAATGTGACTGTTCCAGTTACTGTTATTGATCCACTCATAGCCTCATGCCCTTGACAAACATAGTATAGGTTGTCTGGAGCATTGTATGGCACATTAAATATTACAGAACCACTGTCTGAGCCATTATTTACGACTCCATAATACCAGTCAAAGTTAACTCCAGCCGAAGGCTGAGTTTTAATCCAAAATGGGTGTCCTGGTGAATTTATATTGAATATATACTTTTTACCTCTTTGCAAAATTATAGGCGCATTAGAATTTCCATTAATTGTATAGTTTAATGACCCATTGTTTGAAATAGTATAAGTAGCAGCAAGGGTATATTCTGGGATATCTACTCTTGACACATAAAGAGATTTGTTTTGCTCTACATACGCAATCATTCCACCATGAGTTGAAGCGTTTGGTAAATCTGTTACTGTATTAAATACTGACCTATTTCCTTCATATACATTTGCAACTGTAAATGTTTCTAGTCCTTCTTCTGTAGAAGTATCAATCCAAAGTTCGGACTCTGATGGTAGGGGTGCTGTTTCTCTTACTGTTACCAGTTGTCCAGCTAGATCATCAATGTCTACCCAAAAGTCTCCCTCGATTGGAGTTTGATTTGGAGGCTCCTCATCAGAATATATTAAAGGAAGTTCTGGCTCATCTGTATCTACCCACAATGTTCCTGCACCATAAGTATCTGGCGCATCAGGACCAACATGTATAAACTCTGTATCTCCAGCATCATCATCTATATCAATCCATAAATCACCTACGTTTTGAGTTCCGCCTGAAGGAGCTGCTGCTCCAAAAAACATAATTGCTGGAACTTGAGTTGTGTCAGTAGATATTAAGGAGAATGCTGATCCGCCACCCCCACCACCAGTTACTGTTGTCCATTGAGTGCCATTCCAGATTCGCAATGTGTCTAAAGTTGTATCGTAGTAAACTTGGCCTTCTACTGGAGATGATGGTGAAGAGGAAAGTCCAATTACAACACCTTGGCTAAATGTATTTTTTGCTGTCCAAGAGTTAGTTGTAGACAGACCTAGATTTGGGCTAACATACTCCCATGCAGAAGAAGTGGCATTCCAAACCTTTAATGCCTTTATGTCCCCACGCAAATCGTCTATATCAAACCAGAACTCTCCATCTTGAGGAGAGGTTGGGGCAGTTGCAGAAATTATTGCCTTAGAAGGAGGAATAACCGCTTCTAGTATAAGCTTATTATTATCGTCATCATACAAAACGTCTATGTTTTGATGATTTACGTGATTTAAAAGTGGTGCTACAGAATCCTGTATTTGTTCTTGCGTTAATGTTGCAGAAGCAGTAAATATTATCTGGTTTGTTTCATCATTATATACAGCGCTTACATTTGAGTGATTTGTATGAGTAAACAAAGATGATACAGCATCTTGAGATCTTTCAGTAAAATTATCTATAATCTTCCAGGCAGTACCATTCCATTGATAACCATTATATATCTGGTTAATGGATGGATTAGCTGGGAATATTGTAGCCATTATAGATTTTCCTTATTTATCATATCAGAGATATATCCTTTACGGTTATAATACCATTCATCATAGAATGCACTTGACACTGATACTTATAGTCTCCGCTTAATGTTGCTGGTATTTGCCAATATAGTGTACCATTTGTTTTTCCCTGAGCATTAGACCCAGTAGAAATGGTACCATCTAGTCCAACATGCACTAAACCATTGCTATAATTTGTTCCAGAAGAATTTTGTATCAAGAAAGGGTGTCCTGGTACATTTAGCTTAAATGCAATTGTAGTTCCAGAAATTGCATACAGCGATGGATTGTCTCCAGTATATTGGTTTAAGAAGTTATACGCCATTGCTCCGTTGTTTGTTACTTCCAACTGAGTAATTGCTGGATATGTAGGAACTATGGTTGGAATCGCTAACGTTTGTGGAATCCAAGATGTGCCGTTCCAGTATAAGACTTGCCCTGTCATAGGAGATGCGGTTGCTGTATCTACGTCAGTTAAATCATTTATTGTAGATATAGTTGTTCCAGAAATTTCTGAAGCCTTTGCTAATCTAGCCCATACAGTTCCAGTTGAAACGTATATTGATTGATCTGCTGATACGAATGCAATTCTTCCAGTGTTAGAAGATGCTGCTGGTAAAGCTAGGACTGTTGCATATGCATTTATGGCAATGTCTGTATATTTAAAATCAGTAGAATTTAACTTAGAGTTTATTTGAGCTTGGATTTCGCTAGTTACTCCGTTTAGATATCCAATCTCTTCTTCTGAAACTCCACCTATGCTTGTTGTTGATGGAAGAGATACCTGACCAGTAAACACTGGATCATTAACAGGAGATTTTAAATCTAACTGATCTTGAATGCTAGAAGAAACTCCATCTAGATAAGATAATTCTGTAGATGAAATATCTCCTATAGTTGTAGTATTAGGCAAATAAACGTTACCAGTGAATGCTGGGCTTTCTAGCGGAGCACTTCCTGTTCCTCCAGCTACCGTTGCTGGCACCCAGCTAGAACCATCCCAAGATAGAACTTGTCCAGATGTAGGAGAAGTTGTTGATGTATCTACATCTGAAAGTTCGTTTATTGGAAATGCTGCTCCGCCAGTTGCAATATCTGAAAACTTAGCTAACTTAATCCATGCGTTGCTATGAGAATAGTATGTATATCCATCTCCAGAAACATATGCTATTCTTCCAGCATTAGCGGAAGCTGGTGGTAGATTAGCTAGTGTTGCATATGTCTGAATAGAAATATTAGCTGTATTAAAGTTTCCATAAGAAACTTTATCATCTAGCTGTGTTTGAACTGATCCAGTTAGTCCATCCAAATGACCTATTTCTATCGGGGTTACAGATCCAATATATGTAGTTGACGGAAGGTTTACGACTCCAGTAAGTGTAGGATTATTTGCAGAAATTTTAGAATTGATTTGTGTTTGCACATTTGATGTAACTCCATCGAGGTGAGCGATCTCTGAAGAAGAAACATTTCCTATCGAAGTTGTACTTGGCAAAGAAACTGTTCCAGTAAATGTTGGAGATTCTTTTGGTGCTGCATTTGGTATATTAGAAATAATAGATAACTCAGTTCCATTATAGAATGTATTGCTAGGAAGATTGACGGTTCCTGTAAATGTTGGGCTTGCTAAAGGAGCCTTTGCATTTAATTGAGACTGTATATTAGATGTAGTTCCAGTCAAATATTGTACTGTTGAAGGTAGTTCCGCCGCATCTGCTCCTAGACCTCCAGATACTTCAACCCAGTAAGCTCCGTCGTAAACATACATTACACCAGTTTGATTATCGTACCATTGATCACCTTCAGCAACACCTGTTGGAGGAGTATTAGAAACTCTTACTGGCTCTTCAACATTTAAAGTTATTTTGTTTTGAGAATCATCCCATGCAACTTGAACTCCATCATGACCTGAATGGTTTAAGAGAGGTGCAACGTAACTATCTATGTTTGTAAACTTTCCATCTGTATACCCATTAGATGCTGCAATTGCATCATCTTTAGCAGAAGAAGCATATCCAAATGCTGTTGTGTTAATTTGAGTTAGTGTATTTCCACCAACCATTTCAGCATTTAAGCCCTCTATTAAATAATCTTGTGCATTTGGTCCAAGCACAAAAGCTGGTCCAACTGAAGAGGGATTAAATGTGTGTGCGGCTACGATAGTTCTTGGATTAGATATATGAATATATTGAGTATGATCATCATCTAGTAATCCTACAAGCTCTCCGTGTTCTGGAGTTGTTGTAGAGCCGCCACCAGATGTTCCTCCAGAAGAAGATCTAATATCTAAAACATCTTCTATAACCGAAGCTGCTGAATTTGTGTACGATGTCTTGTGCTGAAGTATAACTCTATATAAAGGATAAAATTCTGATCCTGGAATTCCAATAAGATCTAATGAATCATAAGAGTTATTTGCTTTTGCAGCATTTATTGTTGTGTCTGTTCTTTGACCCATAATAGCAATTATTGGATGTAGCAAATTATTTGTTGCTACAATCCACACTGCATAAAAATCATTATTTGTTGCAGATTGAGATATCCAGTCTGTTCCAGACTTAACATTTATTTGTGGTATTCCAGACCCATTGACATTAATAGCCATTGGACTTGGATTCTTTTTAGCCCATCCAGTTGGACCAACTCTATATAAAACTGGAAGGTTTGCTATAGGCTCTAATATCTGTTCACCCTCTACTGAAGGAGTAGCAGAATGTGTTATTGTAAAGTCACTGTCTTCATCATATATTGTTCCGCCAGTTAAAGAGAATTGATAATTTGAATCGGCTGTTCCATCTGTTGCAATATTGTAATTTCCAATATTAAATCCGCCAGTAGACTGTGTTCCAAAAGTTCTGTGCAAATAATACTGAGTTGCCCAGTCCATTGCAATTCCATGTCTTTCTTCGCCAACATGGAGAACAGATCTATCTTCGCCAACTACTACTACTGCTACTGGACACTCATCTTTAAAATTAAATGGTGTTGTTTTTCTAACAAGGTTTCCATCGACTGCATAATAAATGTAATATATTCCTGGAACCAGACCATCAATATCGTCTGGTATATTCATTGCATCTGGCAAGAATCTCGTAAACTTCTTGCCCTGAACATAATAAATATATTGATTTAAAAAGTATTCAGCCCATTGCTGTCCATGCCCTGCATCCCAATATTCTGTTTCAGGAGGATAACCTGGATTTGCTGGAAGTATTCTTACGTAATATTTACCGTTGTAAGTAACAACATCATCTACGTTATAATCAGCTCCATTCTCATATGCACCTTTAAATGTATATGGAGATGCACCATATGGAGAATACAGAGAAGAGTTTCCAGTTATATTTAATCTTATTGATTTTGAAGGGGCATCCCAAATAAGCTCAGAATCATCTCTATTTTCAAATCCCCCTGGCTCTAAAGAATATTTTGTTAAATCTAAATCTAAATTAAGTGTATTTGCTACAGAGTCATAGTTTACATTTATTCCTTCGTGTGCGCCACCAAGGAACATTTCTTTCATATAATCTACGCTAAGTGGTCTCCACTCAGTTCCAGTATATGAATGAACTGTTTTATCTGCTGTGTTATAGTAAAGTTCGCCAACATTTGCACCAGTAGGTGCTGTACTTAATGAAGGGAGAGATACTGTAGATAGAAGTCTCTTAGCCATCTATTATCTCCTATCCGTGGATAACTACTCTGAAAGCTCCTAGGCCTAAGTCATTTGGACTCTGAGCCATCTTAATAGTAACAGTGTTTGTATCTGTATGCTCTACATCTACTTCTACTTGAGACTTATCTCCAGTTGATCTAAATACCTGAACTGTTGTATCGTCTGTTCCTAGGTTATGTGTTATTGCAAATGTTGTGCTTGTAGAATCTCCTGGGATTGTTGCTGCCGCTTTTCTTACAACAATTGCTGTGTCAATTTTTACATTGTCATCAACAATCTCTAATCCAAGTCCAGTGTTTACTGTTAGTAGGTTTCCTGCCTTAGAAAGTCCTGCACCAGCATCAATCTGACCTGCGCCAGAGAACTGTGTGAATATTAGACCTACTGTCCCAACAGATGGTGTACCATTTGTTGCAAGTACGAAACCGTTATCTCCGTTTACTCCACCTTGTTCTACAAAGAAGAATGATCCACCAGTTAATTTTCCATTTATTGCATCTACAGCTCTTGTCCATGATGCAGTTGTGCTTACAACCCAAATACCGTTTTCTACAGCATCTGTCTGATCTTTTACAAGTACTCTGTCTCCATCTGCAAGAGCAACTCCGTCAAGCACTGTTGTTGTTTGATCAAGTGCGATGTTTTCGGTTGTTGCAGCCTTAACAGAATCTTTTACATCAAGGCCCTGCTTAAGTCCATCTACGTAACCCTTGGTTGCAGCATCTGTAGCTTGTGTGGGAGTCTGATTAATTGTTAAATTTTCTACTGTAATTCTATTAGCGGAGAAGTTACCACTTGAATCACGAAATACTGTTGTGCTTGCAACATTGTCTGCTGTAGCGTTTGAAGAAATTGCAACTGAGGCTCCTTCTCCAGTTCCAGTTGCTGAAATACCATTACCAGATACTGAAACTCCAGCAACATAATCGCCAGTTGTATCAGTTCCAAGTGCTACTGAGTTTTCTTGTACTGATGTAGTTATTGTAAGATTTCCAGAACCATCCCAAGTTGTAGTTCCTGCTACATCTCCAGCTAACTCTACAGTTCTTAAACCATCAAAAGCTGTTGCTGTTTGAGCATTACCAGTTAAATCTCCAACAAACTCTGGCGCAGTTACTTTTGTAGTTACTGTTACTTCGTCTGGAAGCGTAATTGTTGCATCGCCAGTTGTCCCATCTTTTGTAACTGTAATCTTTCCAGTTGTTCCAAGGATGTCTGGAACTTCATGAGTATGATCTGCACGAGCTACCGCAGTAGATGTTCCGTCAGACTTTGTATTTCCAAAAGTTAGAGAAGTTGTTTCTCCGCCAACACCAAAATCACCAGATGCTCTTAACCAAGAAGTTCCATTCCAAAAATATAAAAAATTGTCAGTTGTATCAAAATAGATTTGACCTAATCCAGGTGTTGCAGGCTTTGCACTGGATGGCGCATTATGAATTCTAGCATTGATCAGCTGATTTTTAGCTAAATCAATGTTTATAGCAAATACTCTTGCCATTTCAACTCCTCGTTAAGACAGATACGCTGTCCCACTAAATTTTTGTGTCATAGTTAGCGTAATACTGCTAAGATTATTATACTGCACTCCAGTCTCTAATACGTCTCCGCCAGTTGCTTTTACAGTGACATTGGGCTTAAATCCTAGGTTGTGCTGAATAGTTATAGCCCATCCATCAGCATGAGAAACTAGGTCGTCAGTTCCCCAGCTGTACTCAAATGCGACAGGCTCGTTAAATGGTATTACTGTTGATCCTGCCCATGTTCCAGTAGTTGACTCTGGATCTATCTGGATCTTTGGACCCCAAAATTTAAACCCTGTGGTATCGTAATAAAAATCTCCAACTGCTCCAAGGGAGTCTGAAGGATTTCCAGAACCATTAAGAATTGTTCTTCCAGAGGGTCCTTGTGGACCAGTTGTCGCTATTTGAATTACTGTAGTGTTTTCATCTACCTGAACTGATTGATTTAATTCGGTAACAATTATTGTTTCAGCCATTAAACTGTCACAGCCCTTGATAGAGTAAGTGTTCCTTCAAGAATTCTTGTCTTGGTTATGCTGTCTGGAGCGGTAAGAAGAATATCATAAAAAGACTTAGGGTAAATTAGCTTATTTGTTCTCTCTGCACTAATGGTAACAGTTATTTTACCAAGTGGACCATTTATAGCTATTCCGTCTACATGCGTTAAAGTAAATGCTAGCTGCTTACCTCCAGCTTGATCTCTAACCTGCATCTTAGCAGAATATCCAGTCAAATTAATTGGCTGACCATTAGAGTCATTCCATACAACATCAAATGTATATGTTGCACCTTGGTCGACTGAAAAATTTTTAGTTACAAATGGCATTAGCTACTCCTCACACAATATCATTTTATCATGGAATGAGTTAGGATTAAGAGCCAATATCTACTACTTCGCAACCTGCATCTGAAGAGCAGGCTAGGGTCTGGCTTCCTGAAGTTCCGTCCTCTGTTTCATACATTGTTAGCATTTCCCAGTAAATCTTTTCTGGCATCTTTGAAAGAGCTTCTTCGTACTCTTCCTTAGTAGCATCTTGATATGGTGCTTGCTTGTATGTATGATCTGAGTAAGGCAAGAATGAGATTCCAGATACTTCATCGAAGTGCTCCCAAACCCATGCCCCAACTTCCATCCATTCTTCATCTCTGACTGAAACGGTGATAGAAGGCTTGTGCTCACACCATGCTCTCTGATAAACAAGCCAAGTATTCAGGTGTTCAATAGCAGTAAGATCATTTCTTAAAATAGCTCCTTCTGGAGCCTTTACTGGGAATGAGAATACTTTAGTTTGAGTAGGATTCATAAAGTCATCCTCAGCTGGAACTCCAGCTTCCATTAGGAACTGAGTTAGAGGATCTTTCTTGTCTCCACGAACTGTACGAATGTAGTAGTCGTTATGCCATGGGTGCATTCCTGAAGAAACTCCAGTTAGCTGTGATACTGTTCCAGATGGCTTAACGCAGGTAATAGCTGCTGAGTGCTGAATTCCAATTCTTTCTGCTTCATCATAGTTAGTTATAACTGCAGTTTTTCTTAGATCATTTAGAACTTGCTCAAGCTTATCAAGACCCTGCTTTCCAGACATCATTTCATGTCCGAACTGGCCAGTGATTGAAACTCCTAGCAGTCTTTCTTCTTCAGTATTCTCTTTCCAAATCTTGCGAAGATACTTAAAGTTTGTAAGTGTTGATTGCCATGTTCCAAGAATAGTGGCAAGCTCAACCTTTCTCTTTAGTGTTTCTTCGTTGTCTTCTGGTCTTACGATAACTTCTGAAAGGTTACAGAACTGATAAGGACGAAGAATAATTTCTGAACATGGATTTGTTCCGTATCTAATTGTTTCATCACGACGTCCATACTTTGCAGCCTGCTTTTGTGCAGCCTTAATATTGTAGATACCACGCTCTCCAGACTTTGAGTCATAAAGATTCTTCCACTCTGTAATAAAGTCTGACATTGAAGGACGATCAGTATATGCTACTGAGTTATTTGCAAGTGCACGATGACCTGTTGCTTCCCACCATGCTCCAGCCTTTGCTTTTGCCATATCGTTATCACGAAGATCTGAAAGTGAAATCAAAGCAGAACGTCGAACTCCACCAACTACAACAACCTCACCAATCTTACACATAATGTCATGTGCTTCAATAGAACTTAGTCTGCGACCTGCTGCATGCTTTACTGTTGTAACACAAAACTCAAAAAGATTAACAAGTGGTTCTGGTCCTGATGCACGACCACCAAAAGTCTTTAGTCTTGCACCTGCAGGACGAACATTAGAAACATCCCATGTTGGAATCTGACCCTGCCACAACAAAGCAAGAAGCTCTCTGAGAGACTTTGCCCAACCAGCCTTTGAATCTTCAACTACAATTACTGTGCTAGACTTTTCAAAGTGCTCGTTGACGGCTGGAAGCTTATCTACATAAACTGATTCAACAGAAAAACCAACACCTGTTCCGCACATCAAGATATACATTGCTTCGTCAAAAGAACGTAGTGAATCGACAGGCAAGAAAGAGCAGTTGTAACCAGCAACATTATCTCTATCCAATGCTGCTCCAGCTGTCATCACACCTCTCATTGATGGCATAACGTTTCTATTAAAAATAGAATCACGAATTTCAAATACAAGACTTGCTGATGGCTCGTAGTTATAATTATCTTTAAGATGCTTGGTCATATAGTTGACATAGCGATCAACTGTTTCTCCCCAAGTTTCTCTTCTCCCATGTTCTGGGATCCATCTTGCATATCTGCTTAGTGCAATGAAATTCTCATATGCGTTATCAATTGTTTCTGACATTTCCGAATACTCCTCCTGGCCCATCCATGGGCTTAAAATCTGTTAGTAAATACAAGTATAATGAATCTGGTTTTAAAGACCAAAAACTTTTAAAATTTTTCTTCAATTCTCTTCATAGCATTATTGGTCAACTGTAACCAGTCAAATGCTTGAGCAACTTCCGCAGCTTGATTGTAAAAAACTTCAGAGTGAGTATTATACCTATTTGCAACATCTTTTAGCAAATCGCATAAATGATCGAAGTCTGGCTCTGGCATATATCCAGGATGCATGTCTGGCCAAGGGGAAGGGATGTAAGAACTCTTGAGTTCAAGTTCACCTAGATACTTTTTATACTCTGCCCATTCTCCAGTACAAATTGTTGGCATACCAGTTGCAAGGGCTTGAAGCGGAATGAAGCCAAAACCTTCGCCGTAGGAAGGATAAACTAAACAGTGATGTGTCATAAATATACCCGCAAGTTGACTTGTAGAAACATCATTTGTTATAATTGATATATTATTAATATTATATATATTAGATATATTATATTTATTATATATATTATTATATTTATTATAATTATTATATAATCTAATAGTATTATAATGATGAGCTTTAATTGTTAGTTGATAATCTGGATCGTTTCCAAAAACTTGTAGAAAAGCTTCAAAGACCATTTGTCCACCTTTTCGAGGTGCTGGTTCTCCAACATGTAAAAATCTTAGTGGCCCATTAGTTTTTCTTTTAACTGGCTTCCATAATTTTTCTACACCATGAGGATAAACATAAACATCATCTATTCCAAGATCCTTGTAAATGTTTGCAACCCATTGAGACGGAGCCCAAACATCGTCTGCTTGTTTTAAAGTTTCTAGCCACCCTTGTTTTAATTGAGTTGATTCCCACGGATGAAAAGCAATCTGTTTTTGTCCTTTATTAAATTGAATAAATTGTGGTTGACTAAAATTTAATTGAACTTTAGACTTTGGATAACGAAAAGGAATTTTATGTCCAAGCTCTTGCATAGAGGTAACCATATGATACCCTGCATATCCATAACCTGTATTTATATTGAGACTTCCTGGATTTGTGTTAAAACTTAAAATCACGACTTGACAAATCCTTTCATAATAGGTTAAGATAGTATTCATGTTTACTAAAAATTTAGTAGTAGCTGCCGCTAAGCTAGTGTTTGTTGGTTATTTATTTAGCCAGTTCCCAAGCATTGACTCACCCGCAGTTGCTGATAACATTGTAGCATTATCTAGCGTAAAAGTCCAAGATGATGCAAAATACGTATACCTGTCTGATTTCCGTCAGCAGGACAAGCAATTTTCAGATGAAGACCTGGCCCAACTGCTTTATTGTGTGGGCTTCCGTGGATTAGATCTGCGTGAAGCATGGAGCGTTGCTAAGAAGGAGTCGAACGGTAGGCCACTTGCTTATAATGGAAATGCAAAAACAGGAGATAGCTCTTATGGTATTTTCCAAATCAATATGATTGGAAATTTAGGACCAGAGCGTAGAGATAAGTTTGAATTAACTTATAATCGTGACCTCCTCGATCCAGTTACAAATGCAGAAGCTGCGTTTTACATGTCTCAGGGTGGAGACAACTGGATTTCTTGGAAAGGTTTAACACCTAGAACAAAATCATGGATGGCTCAGTATCCTAAAAGCTTTAAGCCAGAACCATGCAAGGAGAAGAGAGTAAGTAATTAATGGACATTAGAATTGTGCGGGAGTTCTTAGGACGTTTTCATGGGGACAGGGATATAACCTGTCCCTATGATCTTTATGAGATGTTGCCAAATTTAACAGATAATGATACAGTATACCTTTACTGTCTAGCATGTAACCATAGAGTTAATGTTGGATACAATTTATATGACAGAATGAAAAGAGCGGTACTTGAGCCACATCAACGTAATTAATAATATTGGATATGTAAGACTTGTAGATACACTTGGTAGTGATTTATCAGTAGTTAATGCTGCTAGAGTCTCATACGATAAAGAAAGCACAGAATTGAGTGAGCGTGACCAGAAGCTCATTCGCTTTTTGTTAAAAGAAAACCACACTAGCCCATTTCGTCATGCTGCGATGACATTTGAAGTATATGCTCCATTAATGGTTGCTCGTCAATGGTGGAAGTATGCTGTTGCTTCATCTCATATTGACGATCAGAACGGTTGGAATGAATCTTCTCGTAGATATATTACTGAGAATGAAGTATTCTACATTCCTATGCCTAATGAGTGGAGAAGTGCTCCAGAAAACTCTAAGCAGGGCTCAGGAGAGCCTGTATCAGATATGATAGGTGCTAAGTATACTCAGGCACTACGACAGATATCTGAGTTTGCTATGACTAAATACGAAGAAGCATTGAGTGATGGCGTCGCACCAGAGATGGCTCGACTTATGTTACCTGCATACTCCATGTATGTACGCTGGAGATGGACGGTATCTCTACAAGGTGTTCTAACATTCCTTGATCAGCGTCTTCCACATGATGCACAGGTAGAAATTCAAGAATACGCTAAAGCAGTACGAGAATTGGTAAAAGAAAAATTTCCACTAACATACGAGGTATATACTAATGAGTGATCCGAAAGTAGAAGCACAAAATATTGATGATAATCTGGGTATGGTCAATTATATCCTGATGTCTCGCATTTACGACGTTCTCTGCCTAATTGCAGATGGGGTCGGAAAAGGCGAGGAACTGTTACAGCTCATTGAATCCCATAAGGACGGTAAGCTACTTGGACCAGATCCAGCGCTAATTGAAGAAGTAATCGATGAGGGGTAAAATGGCATATCTAGCAGCAGGCATAGCAACACTATCTGGCTTTGCAGCAGTAGGTTTTGCTATCTATGCTGCCAAGACTTTATCAGATGTTCTAGAAGAGGACTTATTTTCAGTCGACGAAGAAGTTGACTTAGAAAATGAGTTATAGTATTCTTATAGAAGTGTTTGGTTGAGCATCCACCATGCTCCCTTACATTAGAGGCCCTTGGATTACCGCAGATCCGAGGGTTCTCGTCTTTTTAAAGGCCCTGTAAGCCGTTTTAAGGCCAGGTCGATGGGAAGACATCAAAAGTGAGCCGAAAGAGGCTCATAGGCATTTTTAAGGCGGAATTAGGGATACTATGTCAGTTCAGTATAGAGCAGTCTATAGAAAGTATATAGAGCAAAAGTACAAGTCATGTACTCTATGCAAGAAAGAGCTAAAGCTCTTTATCTCCGCCGAATTTTTACCAATAGAAAAGTCAGATCACATATTAAAACCACTATGTAAGAAATGTGCAGATAAGACATGGCAAATGCATCAAGAGTAGTTATCTGTGAGATATGCAAGAAAGAAATCGAAGTTCGATCTGCCTTTGCATACTTCACATTAAATAATCATAAATCTAAAGAACATCGTACTGATAAGTAACATAAATCCTAGTCAACTAGAATATTATTAGATGAAAAAGTAATTCCCATTCTAGGAGTTTCTGAGTTAACCTCATGTTTAATACCTATAGGCATAAAGATAAAGTCTCCTGGGTTTAGAGTAAATCTTTCTATCTCACCGTCGTCTAATGTAATTTTCCAATTACTGCTTCCAACTATAGCTAGATGCATCTGATCTAATGGATCTGCATGCTCAGTAAGATTTGGGATGTTATTAAATATACTCACCAGTATTACTGGAATAGATATTACTCCATCTGGATGAGCTGTATTAATCAGATCATAGTAATCAGAGTAGATATCGTTATACTTTTCACTTGGTTGCAAGATGAAGTAGTAATCACCAGTTTTGATCATGCTGATATTTGGTTCAGAATTTAACATGCATTTATTGAGCAAGTCGATTCCGAAATCCCATCCAAACATAGGCTTATAGAAATCTCTTATGACAAATGGCTTTCGGTTTATTCTGGATTCTTCCATTAAACCTTTTAATACCGCCGTTTTTATTTCTCTAGATTGTAATTGTTGTATCATAAAATAATTGTATCACATAAATTCTAGTCAACTAGAATATTAGATATTCAAAAATGTTAATAAAATTTTTTTGTAGGGATATTGGGATTTGAACCCAAACTCGATTGTATATAAGACAATTGCTTTAACCAGATTAAGCTATATCCCCAAAGAGATTAGGAAAATATCTGATAGCATATGCCAAGTATAAAGGTCATTATAGTGACTATGGTTATGGCAATTATTGTTCTCATGATCTGATTATATCACCGCCCTATATTTTTAGTCAACTAGAATATTAGATTTATAAAAATGTGAATATATATTTTTCTTGTATGATGCATACTTTTTTTAGTATAATTCGGACAAATAGTGCGCCCATAGATCCATGTGGTGTAAATCACAAAAATAATGTCCGATTTACCCGTTTTTCAAGTTGAAAATGTCAGTGGGGGGTGTTATAGTTACACTATTAGAAAGTTAGAGAAGGTCTCTAAACTAGAAAGGTCAAAATGACAAAAGTTTTATCACATCAAGTTAGTAAGTGCCAGTCCTGTAATTGGACAGGCGACTCTTGGGACATGTTCTGTAAAGTAGACAAGTCTCATAAAACCGAACAGATGTTCGCATGGTTCGATAGAGAGGCTATGGCTTACTCTTACTCTAAGTCCCCTAGCCAGTGTGATTAACCTCACACTAAATAGGCTTGACTTTCCGCCTTTGGTCTGCTAGGCTTAAGCCATAACAATTTAATAGAAATAAAAATAAACTAAACTAAAGAAAGGTGGTCACCAAATGACTACACTAGATAAAAACAAAATTAACCACTCTAAGTTCGGTCACCTTGACCTTAACGCTAGAATTACTCTCGCTGCTCAAATGGTAGCAAATGGAGAGGTGGTCTCTTTTAGAGGCGCCTCCGCCGATACCTATAACAAGGTTATCGCTCTTGCTAATCGTATCAAGCAGGAACGAGAGTTCCCACAGTGTCCATGCGGACAGTGTGAGTAACAACACACTAAATAAACTTGACTTTCTTAAGTCTATCCCCTAGAATAATCTCAATAAATAAAACTAAAAGAATAGGAAATAAATAAATGAAAATCACTTACTCAATTTGGCAAGGCTCTCGTCTACTATCTATTGACAATGTTGCAACAGATACAAAAGAAATTGACCACCTAATCAATTCGCTAAATGCTAGCGACTTAGGTAAGAAGGTAAAGTTTACCGCTAATGTACAGAAATTGGAGGCTAAGTAATGTACTCATTCGATAATAGTAAAATGTCTAAATGGGACACAATTCAAGAGGATGTAGCAGATGCCTACACCTACTTAGATGAATACCCTGTAGAGGAAGAGGAAGAAGATGTCTTCGGTTTCTCTAAGGCTATAGAGACAGAACACCTAACAGATGAACAGGTAAATGAAATCCTAGACATGTTCGGAGATGATTTCTAATGAATAGACTACTAACAACCGCCGTCCAATTAATCTTGGCAGGCGTTACCATTCCCCTACTAATTGCAGTAATCAAGGACCTACGAGAGAACGGACTAAATTAATATGATGACACGTAAAGACTATGTAAAGACCGCCGAGATTCTTTCTACTTATAAAGATTTAATCGGTAACAGTTTTACTTATGAAGATTTGGTGGATGATTTCGCCGTTATGTTTTCGGAAGATAACGAAAGATTTGATTCCGATAGATTTTGGGAAGCATGCATGAAATGAAAGAGACTTTTATTTTCTTTTTATTTTGTTTAGCTTTTGGAATTCTGATCACATTATAAAAAAAAATAAAAAACAAAATTTTCTCGGCGTGTTAACTTGACAAGCTGCGAAAATTTTGCGGCCCCCGCACTCGGGCGTGTCCTCCACAGGTTTATGCACGTGATTTAAATCACACGGAAATTTGAGCGTGAGTTATCCACATGACCTACATCACATTTCAAAATGTCCGATTTGTGGCATTACCAGTCAGTAAATGTCAGACCCCCCTGTTATAATTCCATTATAAAGAAAGTTGAGAAAGGTTCTCAAACTAGAAAGGAATTCAAATGAATTCAACAATTATCAAGTGTGCAGAGCACACACCATTCAAACCTGCTATCTCAGAATATGCAGATACACAATTCACATTTTGTGAAGTTTGTGAAAACAATATTGAGCGTTGGTATAACGATACCGACCCTGAGCGTCTACCAATGTGGACAGATTGGAAGGTATCTAAATGATAGACTTCGTAAAAAATTCAGAATTAAAAAACTATCTTGATGAACCTCAAGATGAACTAGTTTTAAAACTAGATGAACTTATCTCGAAAGGAGAATATAAATGAGTAAATATAATGTACTTATATCTTATGTCGTAGAGGCACAAGATGAACTAAGCGCAATCTTTGCACTTAATAAAACACTCTACCCACTTAGCGAGAATGAACTCGATAAGTTTAACGCTTTCCATGTTGAGGAGGTTTCAGAATGAGTTATCGTGATGATTACTACGATTATCAGAATGATAATCTACTTTCCGCCGTTGGCTGCTATTGCAAAATTAATTTCGTTTGTTCAGAATGTAAGGAGAACTATCTATGAGTTACACAATGTCATGGGAACAGCCCAAATATAATTGGGATAATTACTACGAGGATAATTCAGAATTATTTACTACTCCAGAAGTAATAAATGAAACTGATGAATTTGAATTTGAAAATTCAGCTGACGCTGAATTATTCGATGGAGAATTTGATCCGTTCTACTTTGAATAATTATGCATAACAATTCATAATTATAAATGCAGTTCGAACATCTGTTCGAATTTGCCGCCCCACGAGGTCGGGCGTGTCTGGGGATTATTCTGTGGATAACTTTTTCACAGGAATTTATGATCATGTGATTTTTATCACAGGAATTTTGTCTCAAATACTGAGAGGTAACAAGAAATTTGTCAGTCCCCCATGCTATAATTTCAGACATAAAGAAAGGATAACTAACTATGGGTTATATTGAAATATTCAGAATAGATGAAGAGGGTGCTGGCTGGGTTGATTTATCAGACGCCACCCCGTCCGAATTGCTAGACCTTGAAATAGGTTTATTTCAGGAAGGTGCGTTGTGATATAAATCACAACGACACACCCCCCAAAACTTAATAATTTGTCAGACCTATCCGCTATAATTGCGGGTATAAAGAAAGGAAATAAAATGTCAGCAAATGTATACTCTGTCCGTAACCTCCTAGTAGGTAAGCAGTATTACTCCAATTCCCTTGAAGGAATTATTATCAACGCCGAGCCACACCCTAAAGCGGTATGGTATGAAGGTTGCGATACCTATCTAGTAGAGGTACAGCCTACTAATCGTATTTCTACAACTTTCCGCACAGTTGCGGTTAAGAATTCCGATTAACTAAAATCGAAACAGGGGCAGTTTCGTGAGTGTTCTCGCCCAATGTCGTAAGTAAGAACTCACACACAATTTTCTAACGAAAGGAAAACTAAATGAACCTAGATGAATTCAAGGCTCACGTTATTGCTCAACGTGAAGCAAGCAAGGCGGAGGCATTGTCAGTGCTATCTGCTACAATTCCAACAACAACACGAAAGGAAAACTAAAATGGCTAATGTAAAAGAACTAATCGAGATTGTTTCTGCTCCATGTGATGAGTGCGGTGGAGCAGGATTTATTTTCTTTGGAAATGAATACGACTATGATGTAGAGCCTTGCGATTGTATCGCAGAACTATCTGATGAACTAACCATTGACTGGGTTAATGAGTAGTGACAATTACTGAATTAGAAAAAAGACGAAACTGGTTTGAGAGAGGCGGTACATTTATGAACTACAACAAGGGGGAAACTTTGGAATACGACTACGCACTAACAACTTACTATGATGGTGAATTAGTAAATACACAACGCTATAACTTTGCACTTGACGCAGTAAATGATTTTAATAAGTGCGTTGATTTCGGTGACGCTGAAGAATACGCAACTTATAATTTAGCAGAACCAAATGGAAAACTTTGGACTAAAAACTTTTGGCGAGATGGAAAAGTTTCAGGAAAGTAACACGATCTAAAAAGGTTGAAAGTTAAATCAAATTGGTTTAACTTTCAACTAATTTAGACACGCCCGACAGCGCCGCACAGAGCTACTACTTGCTATTACATGCATTACTAAGATCTCACAGGAATCCCTGGAATTTGCCGCCGATTTTTTGGCGAAAGTCAAGTTACGCTAATGTGTTTTTTATCACAGGAAAATGTCCGATTTGATAGCATTTTGGATTTGTGTATGTCGGTGGGTTTTGCTATAATTCTCTCTCAACAACAACAGAAAGGAAGCACAAATGGCAACTCCAAAAATCGGTGAAACCTTTACAACTGCTAAGTCAGGCGTAACAGGTGAGGTTCAGGAAGTAGTCAAGAACGATAATGGCTCTTATCGTATCAGACTATCCGTCAATGGTCAAGACCGCTGGACAACAGCAAAGTAATGTAAATCACAGCGGGTGGGCTGGACAATAGTTCAGCCCATCTGCTAAAATACTCCCTAATAACCCACTAAAAGAACAGGAATAACATGAGCAGAGCAATCACAGTAAAGGTGGCAACACCAAAGGTAATCAAGGCTTTGGAAACAAAGTTGGCAACAATCAAGAAAGACTATGCTGAGCAGGGTGCAAACGAAGCAAAGTATGAGAAGTCAAGAGAAAAGTGGCGTAAGGAAGTTCAAGATTTTGCTATTGCAAACATCAAGAAGGCTGAAAACTTCCGCACATCTTATCGCTCTTGGAACAACTCTCTTAATGTTGATTTTGATTTGATTGTAAAGGAAACCGATTTCCCTAAAGAGCCTGAGCGTGATTTCACAATTATGCACCAGCACACATACAATGAAATTGTAGAGGACATCACAAATGCTCTCACAATTCTAAAGATGACAGATGAGGAAACAGTAAATGCTTCAACCATGAAGCAAATTGCTAAGTATCTCTAAATAATCTACGACCTGAGTATGTCGCTAAACTACTCAACCAACCCACTACTGAAAGGAAATAAATAAATGACTCTTGGCGGATACACTTATCAAATCGGAGACCTTTTCACAACATCAAAGACAGGTGTTACAGGTCGTATTGCTAACTTCTCTCCAATTAGCAATAAGGTTACTCGTGTAAATCTAATTCTCGCTAATGGTTCTCGCCGTTTTGCAATGGTGAAAACAAGCAAGTAAAAAATATTCGCCAGGCTGATTAGGGCGATAATAAAAATACTATAGAGCAAGGTTACTGCCGACCTAAAGACGCAGACCTCCTGAGCAAGAGCCAAAACTGCTCACAATCTTGCCCCGTTAGTTACCTTTCTTTCTAGCGGGGCATTTCCCTTGAAAAAATTGCGGCACCTGTGATCAATCTCACAGAGCTACTTACGGGTAGGATTTGATTAACGCTGGAATTTCTGCTATTATTACGGCATGATTACTAAAACTAGGAAAACCCGTGAGGAATTACGCCGTGTGCTTGAGCTACGACGTAGCAATTGCGCTACCGCTATTCCTAGTAAGAAAGTTTATACTAGGAAAAAGAAACACGCTAATAAACTTGATTAAACCCCTGCAGTATGCTAGAATTACACCCCCACTAAGAAAGGCCCCTAATGAAACTGAAGCGCTCTAATGATAGGAAAGTAACTAATGCCGTCTCCCCTAATGGAAAAACCCCAACAATTGCCAACACCTTCGGATTACCTGCAGGAAAAGCCTATTCATGTCCTGGTGCTACGTCTATCTGCGAGACTGTTTGCTATGCAGGCAAATTGGAAAAAGTCTATAAGGGAGTAAAGGCTACTCTTCTACATAACTGGGAATTATTAAAAGACGCCGACCATGATACTATGGAAGCGCTACTCATGGAAATGATCGAAGACTTCAAAAAAGATTGCGATAAGCGTAAGGCAGATAAGTTATTCCGTATCCACTGGGACGGAGATTTCTTTAACGATACTTATACATTCGCCTGGAAGCATGTTATTCTTAATCATCCCGATGTTCAATTCTGGGTATATACACGTGTAAAGTCCGCTGCTATTATGCTTAAGGGTATTGAAAACCTATCTCTTTACTATTCTACCGACGATGAGAATGCAGAAATTGCGGAAGACTTACGCACTAACTATGAGGGTATTCGTCTTGCATATCTAGGTAAGACTTTCGCCGCTACTGAAAGCAAGATGAAAGAATTAATCGGTAAGCCTGGCGCTAAGTGTCCTGAGAACCTAAAGAAAATTCCTCTTATCTCTAGCAATGGGTCCGCCTGCGTATCATGCGGATTGTGTGTTTATGGTAAGGCCGATGTTAGATTCTCTGCGAGTAAAAAATAATGGGCTGGCAGTGTAGATCTGATTATATGTGCAATGATTGTAAACAAAATAATTACTATGTGTGCGAGTGCGTGTGTCACCTGCCAATTGTACAACGACTAAAAAATGTGATAGGATAACGCAATGGATTTCTACTACGGTATGGGCACTTTCTTTGGCGTGTTAATTGCAGTTGTGTTGGTAATTTATTTTATTATTCTTCCAATTGCTGTTATAGTTAATTTATTATCTATCCCTACGCCAAAAATAGACGACACAGAATGGCAAGACGCTTTGGCTATTGACAAATAGCCTGAGCTGTGCCGCCCCCAAAAACTGATCTTGTCAAGTTTTACGGGTGTGATTTTAAACACACGGGAAATACTAGGATAATTCGGACATTTAACTAAGATGAATTGACTCCGCTGGGGTGGTTGTGCTAAAATAGGCTCTTCAAACAATCGAAAGGAAAACTATGGCTCACGACCTAGAAAATCAAAATGGCAAAACCTCATTCGCATCATTCAGAGAACCTGCTTGGCATGGTCTCGGAACAGTATTTACAAATGAAGTAACTACTGGCGAAATGCTATCTCTCGCAAATCTTGACGGGTGGAACGTTCGCCTTGAAGATTTGGAAATTCCAAATCACCTCTCATCTGATAAATCATATCAGTACGTAGTGCGTACCAATCCTACCGACGCATCTCAAACAGACGTTCTCGGCGTAGTTGGTCAGCGTTATGTACCATTGCAGAATGAAGATTTATTCTCATTCGGCGATAACATTCTAGATGGTGGAGGACGCTGGGAAACTGCTGGCTCTATTCGTGGAGGGCGTGTTGTATTCGGCTCTCTTGCTCTTGAACGTGAAGCGGTTATTGACGCTCAGGGCGTAGCAGATAAGGTGAAGACTTATTTGCTCATCAACACATCTCATGACGGGTCTATTGCTATTCAGGCATCTATTACTCCCGTTCGTGTTGTGTGCGCTAATACTCTAAACCTTGCACTTAATGGTGTTGGTCGTAAGAAGGGTGGCGTTAAGCAATCTTTCAAGATTCGCCACACACAAACAGCAGAAGGAAAAATTCAAGTTGCACGTGAGACTCTTGGTCTTGCTAATGCATACATGGACGAATTCTCAAAGTTGGCTAATTCTCTATATGAGAAGGAAGTCACCGCTCAGGAATTCAACGACATCATTCTCGCTGCTTATCCAAAGCCAAAGGGTGAAGCAAAGAACGCAATCACCAAATGGACAAATAAAGTTGATACTCTCAACGATATTTACACAGGCGAGTTTAACGGCATGATTGCTGGAACTGCTTGGGGTGCGTTTAATGCACTTACTGAACGCCTTGACTGGCACCGCTCTGCTCGTGGTGGTTCTAACGAATCTATCCTTGCATCTGCATCAGGATTTGATGCACAAATCAACGCAGAAAAAAATCGCTTGCTAAAAGTGGTTAAGGGAATTATGCAAATCGCATAATAAAAAATAAAAGATGCGGGGGCGAAGAAATTCGCTCCCGTATTTTTTTTATTTCATGATCGTGTTGCACTTGACAAAGCTGAAAAAATGGGGCGGCACCATTTGTGCTCAAAATCACATATTACGGGTCTATTACGGGCATCACGGATTTGACACGGGTCCCTGCAGAATGGTAAAATTCACCCTTATCGAAAGGAAATATATGGACCGCAGAGCATCACGAATGAACGGATATGTTGGACAAATTGTGGACGGAAAGAAACTGGCTACAATTGCTAATGATATCTATCGCTTACAATATGGCAATGACTTTAGCGAATGCACAGTAGATAATCTATTACTGATTACACTTGAAGAAAAGAATGTCTTCGGTGATAATAAGTACGCCCTTGTTTGTTCAGAAGGTGTTGGCTGGGAGCAAGATACATATGGTTGCCTAGAAGTTCCTACTAATATAGGTGCAATGGGTCTATGGAATGGACGTGTGTTTATTTCAGTAGAAACCGTGAAGTCCTGCTTAACTGATCAAACAGAAGATATCGCTGATTATATACGTATATTCGGTGACCGTTTAGATTCTAACTGTATGCTATGGCAATCCAAGATGGTTCTTGACAACGCCGTCGCAACAGTGTAGAATAAGCCCCCTCCTACTACGAAAGGTAATAATATGCCAAACTGGGTATATAATACATTAACAATCCAAGGTCCTAAGTCTGAGATTGATTCTATCAAAGAAAGACTTAACCGTCCGTTTACACTAGCGCAGGAAACGTTTGGCATGGGTGATATTAGTTCTATGGGATTCCCAACTAAGATTACTCAGGTTGAATACAACAATCCTGTCTTTGCTTTTCATAATATCTATTCATATAAGGATGCTGGTATTACTGATGAAGAGTATGCCTGCCAGCCTGCTCGTGATGGTGTAGATATGAAAGACCCTAGTTGGTTTGCTAAGTCCGTCGAGTTTGCTAAGACTCAAAAGGATTGGTATAACTGGAATCATACTAACTGGGGAACCAAGTGGGATGTAGCAGTTCGTGATGAGGATGAATATCCTAATACTGAGTTGGTTGAACACAAGTCAGAGGGTGAGGATAACTGGCTTGTTTATAAGTATGAGACTGCTTGGTCTCCTGCCGTCACAGTTCTAACTAAACTATCTAACTTAGTTCCCAACTCTCTTCTCACATTAGAGTTTGAAGAAGAAACTGGCTGGGGTGGAGAGTATGAGATTCTACGTGGTGAAGTAAAAGAATTAGCAGAATGGGAGAATCGTTGCTACGCCTGCCAATCTTTTGATACATTATCTTACTGCGATAATGAATGCGGTGAATTCTGCTCTGAATGTAACGAAGGTTCATGGCAAGATGAAGAGGCAATGGCAGAATGCGAAATCCATAAGTCTCTAGTAGATAAGGTAGATGCATGATGTCTGACATTATCTCTAGCAAGTACACATTCATCTGTGACCCAGATGAGTGTGATACTATGATCGAAGTAACTACATCAGATGGGTTTGGATTCCCATCTGGTGTGGTAAAGCTCACATGTCCATGTGGGCGAGATATGTTGCATATCTCATCCGAAAGTGCTACAATAGCGCCTTCGTCCCTACAAGCAGAAAGTAATCAAATGGAAAATCAGTACGAACCAATTCTAACACCAACGGTCCCTGAGACCTACAATCCTAATAGTCTTATTACATATAAGTCTATCGTCAACGGTGAGGCAATTTACCCAAGTATCAAGACTGTTGATTTAGAATATCAACTTCATGAGAATCAGTTGTTAACTACTAGATTAAATAATCTTCAGACACAGGTCAATAGCATTATTGATAACCTAAACGCTGACGGTTGGTATAACCCAAACTATGAGAAGGTAGAAGTTCTAAACGACCTTTGCGAGATTCTTGGGCACGAGCCAAAGCAAACAGTGCGTATTACTGCAACTATTCAGGTTGAAGTAGACTACGATATCCCACTTGAAGAAGTAGAAGATTTCGATGCCCGTTACTTCTTAAGTGACAATCTAAGTATTGATTCATGGCATGGTGACGTCTCAGTTGATTCCTGGTCCGTTGAAGACCACGACGTTGATTGGAACGCATAATGTATTTTGAACTTACCGCTCCTGATAGGCTCTCTCTTGAGAGGGCCTATTGGGAGGCTGAGATTAATGGGCTGGACCCTGAGTTCATGCCCCCGTTGACATTCAACATTGGAACTGGTAGCATTGAGAAGGTCTCACGTATTAGAGACAAGTACAGTTTAAAAGAAACTTATTTGTCAGAGTACGAACCAAATCATCCATATCAAAAGGAGTAATATGTCAGACTACACATCTGGCTGGCACGATGGCTACAAGCAATCTCGTGAGGATCTTGTAGAACAATTGGCAGAAAAAGCAGAACAAACAATAGACGACGAATTGGTAGAAGCAATCGAATGGCTTATTACCATGTTAGAGAACGGGGAGTTCTAATGGCTTGGATTATTCGTAAGAATAACAATCTTATGTTTGCGGGTATCACCGCCAGCGATGCAATTGATAACTTCATAGCAATAACTAAATATGAAGACAAGGCAGTTGTATCAGAGGCCGTGAAGAAGTTTAACATGGGCAGAAACATTAGGGTAAAGGGATACACACTAAAGTGGGAGTAACTTGACAGATTTATTTCAGTCAAGTAAAATAGTATGTATCACGTAAGTGGTGATGATGTAGGTACGGCTGTCAGGCTTCGCCAAGTCGTTAAATATGGGAATGCCTACATGAGGGGCCAGGTTGGGGGACCTGGCCCTTCTGCTTTTTATAAAGCTGGTGCGGCCCCTGTGACTTTGATCACATTACGGGGATCAAACTTGACTCACGGCTATGCGGGGTGGTAGAATACAGCCATGAAACCTAAAGTAAATTCTGTAACCTGGTTCCCTATTTATAACGGGGACACAGCAATTGACGTATACGAGGCCAACGAAGATAATTGTTTCTTCAAGGTTACCGTCCCCAACAAGCGCCCTAAGTATTTCTACGGGGAGTCCGCTTGGTCTGCCGTTCAGCGCTATGTCGTGGATGAGGGAGACTTCCAGGGCTGGTCGATCTTCGCATAGCTTTGTGATATTAATCACACTGGCTGGGCTGGACAGATGTCAGTCCCGCATGGTAGAATTACCCATTACGATAAACTAATAGAAAGCACAGGAAAATGCACACACTCCACTACATTGCGGTTGAAGCACAAGATATGGAAGAGGCCTTCTCAGATGTTCAGGCATTCTTAGAGCCGTCAGAAGAAACAGGATTTAGAAATTGCGATTGGTCTGACTGGCATGTTGTCGGCGGTGGTCGCTGGTCTGAATCACAATATGAAGATTCATCCAATATGATTATCTCATATGCAGAAAAGCCTGAAGAGTTTAATAAGATAATTGACGGTATTGTTAAGTATCGTATTGAGAATGCCAACCAATATCTAACTAAGATAAAGTTAGATAAGTTTACCTCTGACATTGTTGAGTATATTAGTAACAGTGGAGAACTACCTGACGACAGCCGATTTGATTTTAACAATTACTATATTAATACTATGTGTAAGTTAATGTCAGGCGAATGGATACCTGACTCCGCCTTCTTTGACAAAAAGGAATACACTGCGGATTTGAGATATTTACGGGAAAGACTTGACAAGCCTGAGACCGCCATGCTACAATTCCTCGTCCCAGTTGATTTCCACTTCTAAGGAGCAGGCATGAGAACTATCGAAGAACTAGTTAACGAGATATACGAGGATAATTATTCTCATATAGAATTCCACGAGAATATGGGCGGTGAAGATTGTGACTGCCATATTCATACTACTTTAAACACAATTGTTAAGTATTGGTGGAATGAATAATGCTAGGTTATACACAGAAGGATCTAGCAGATATGACATATGGAGTTTATCAAGCAGACTTATTAGTCAATGCTGATGAAAATCCTGCTATCCATAACTATTTAGTTATGGCTCATGATTTCTTACAAGGCCTATGGGCAGAGGGGTATTTTGATGGGTACGAAGACTGATATGGATCTACAGGAAAAAACACGCATGCAGGATACATTCCGTGATATCAATATAATCATTGATAAGATAGGGGAACTTCGTTTATTCCCGCCCCTGGTTTGGGTATGGACTTGGGATGTAGCAATAACTATTTTAAAAGACATCCGTGAAGGCGGAGATCCTGATTACAACGTAACTATGGATGAAGAAGAGATGTGGGAACTGTTCTTCACACAGGCGGACAAGAACGGGTTCACACTGGAATACGGGACAGAGGACCTGTACGAGGCTGTACGGGACTGGATGCTTGATGAAGGCATTATCGAAGAGTATGACGGAGAAGAGGAAGAGTAGTCTCAAATTATGAGACAGCTTGACAGGTTTCCTATCATGGTGGTAGGATTAGCACAAACTAACAAAAAGGAGAATGCGGATGACAAAGCGTGAATATCTAGAGCAACTAGGATTTCTAGTTGGGGCACGAGGACGTTTCACACGTGCTCAGGTAGAAGCACTACGCAATGCAGAGGCCGAAGGTAAGGTCTTTGAAGCACCAAACACTAAGTAATATAATTTAATAGCGGTGGGGGTGGGTACTTGACACCCCCACATATTTTTAGTAGAATAGGGAGTTATGGCTAAGAGAGATGAAGAGAAGGCGGTAGAAAAGTTAGTAGATTCAATTTCAGATATTAGATTCCAAGACTCAGACTTTGCCATGAACGTGATGAAGCAACCACCAAATGTCCAGCGGCGAATAATGAAACTATTTCTAACAATGATAAAGTATTGGGGAGTTGATTTCAAATACTATAACTACCACAATAAAGACAACGATACAGTTGAGGTAGCCAGTGTGATAGATACCATAGTCCTAGACGAGGGTCCAGGCAAGGATATTCTTGACAACTACGAGCCACCTGTAGTACAATGGTCCAATTACAAATACGATGAGAAAGCGGTTAATCTAGATGACTACAATCAGTAACGAAATCCAGGCATGGGCTAACGAAGCCGATGGCGAACTACAATTAAACACACTCTGCTATCGTGTTATGGTCATGGTTGCTTATCTTGGTGATAAGGGCAAGCCTGTACATGAGGCTAATGATTTAGGTACTGCCTACGCAATTGGCTCAGCACTTGGACACATCACAGTAAAGAAAAACGATAGCGCAGTTTCCTACATCGTAGGAGCATACAATGAATTGAAGAAATACTTCAAGGCAAACCCACTACAACAAGGAGAATAAATTATGGGAGCACGTATCAATTACGTATTCAACGATGGCACATCTCAGGCAGTGGCCCTATATTCACATTGGGGCGAGACTGAATGGGAGTCATCAATCGCACATGCAATCTGGATGGCAAAGCCACGGTGGAACGATGCATCCTATGCAACCCGTATTATCGTAAGCCAATTAATTAACGAAGACTGGAATTCAGAAACGGGCTTTGGTTTATTTGCGGTGGACCCAGAGAATACAAATCTATGGGACTTTACTGTAGAAATTGATATGGTAAATAAGCAAATCGACGGGCATTCATTTGAGGAATTCTGCCAGTATCATTTGGGGCAAGAGCTCTTAGATAAACTAGGATTCCGTATCCCGCAAAACGCATAATATAACGCACGATCCCAGCTTGACAAAGCTGGGGTTTGTGTGCGGCATATAAAATGCAGCATATCAAATAAATGACATTACGTCAACATGATAAAAATCACTGGAATTTGGGGAATAAATTTGATAAAAGTTATCCACAACTTTATCCACAACCTGTGGATATCTCTGTGGATAAGTATTATCTATATAATTTAGACATTACGACATGATCTAAAAAATCACGGGAATTTGACAAGGTATTATTCTATGTACTATACTAGGAGTAAGGTGATCTTCTGGATCACCGCCGCCGAACGGCGGCAGGAGGAATAATAATGCCACGTAGATACTTCTCTAACCTATATAAACAACCTATGCACTATACAGATAAGAGGTCTAATAAGCTGCTTATATTTCTTGAAAGAATTCTAGAAAAACTATTTAAATAATATAATTATAATCTATTTTATCCCAATTTCTCCGTGAAATTTGGGATTTTTTATGCAAAAAAACATTACGATGAGTCCCAAAAATCACGGGAATATTGTCTCATATAATGAGATATATATGGTCAAGTTATTGACAAGTCTCTCCAAATATGATAGGTCTCATATGTTGATATTTTATCCCTCCAAATTTGACATTACGTCTCATATTTTGATATGCGCTATTACCCATATAACTATAACATATATAAACATTAGTTATTTATTAATTTTCTTTATATAGTTATCCACAAGTTATCCACAGATATGCCTCTAAAACCCTGTTATTTGGCTCTAGAAATGGCAAAAAGGGGGAATGGATATTCCCCCTCTTGGCACAAGCAGAGCGATAGCTCTATAAGCCTTCTATGGGCTATATTCAGGATGATCTAATGGAGTTGGAGCAGTAATTAAGCATTTACATTCCATACACTCTGCATCATCTAGAAGATATCCTACAATATCATATGTATCCTGATCAAACTGTACAGTAACCCGTAATAGGCTAGATTGACAACAAGGACATATAGGAGTAGGTATTCCTCTGAGATTAAACATCTCTATAGCTCCGTCAAAATTTCATATTTCTCTGGATATTTACCCTCTGGGACATACTTATCCTTATTGAGTACCTTATCCTTTATTCTATTACGTACTTTATTGGATTCTTCCTCTTTCCGCCAGGCCCTATATGATTTAATATAGACTAGAGCATAGGCGGTAGCCATAACGATAAAACCGTACTGGTCAGTAGCTAATGCATAGGCGATCCAGATGCATTCATTGAGTAGGAGAATTAACCATCCGTAGAGAGTTTTCTTACCTACCAAAAATATGCCTGTAACGCCTATTACAGCCAGTATCCATGACCAATATCCCATTTATTTATCCTTAAGTTTCTCTTTATTTAGGTCCAGTTCTGGACGGGGCTTCTGTTTTCGGCTCACTCTTCTGAAAACTCTTCTTCTGTCATTTTACGTCTTACTTCTGAAGCAATCTCTACTTCTTCTTTAGTCCAGATTTCAAAGCCAAAATACCAGTGGATCAGAGCTATTGTAAAGCCTCTATACCAGTGGCAATATGAGACTTCTATACCCCATGAATCCCATACCCCAGCAAAGAATTTAATTCGCATTTAGGCCTGACCATTCATCCATAAACTCTAATTCATCCATGAAGGATTCGCTTCCAATGTCATCAAAGTAGTATCTTCCCTTATACAATACAGCACCCTTCCATAGGATGCCGTCATCATAAAATAGGGTAATTCCTTCTTCCAGCCGCTCACTGCTCACTTTTAGCCTCTTCCTGACCCTTCATAGCCTGGCCGAACATGTACTGGGCCATACGACGATACTCACGCATCATGTAGTGCTGTTCGTCCTTCTGCTTATTCTTTCTACGCTTTAGCTGCTTCTGGTGACGCTTCTGGGTCATCGCTTTGCCATGACATTCTTGGCATTTACTAGATAATACTTCTCATTGGTATCGAAATCTTCGATCTCTGTACCATTACGCTCTGCGTAATAGATGATATCCCCAACACTAATATAGTCTACCTTGATGGTATCTCCAAGGTAGTTCTGCTCTCCGTCCCCAACTAGGATTACGGTAGCCTGTGTTAAATCACTGTCTGTAAGGGCTGCTGAGATTACTAGCCCACTCTTAGTAGTTCTATCTACTGAATCAATCTTCTTTACTAAAAGGTTTGCACCCATAGGTTTAATCATTTTACTTCTTTCTGTTTTTAATAGTATATCATTTTATAGCAAATTTTACAATAGGTCTTTTATTTTAGACTTATCTAAATTAAAATAGGTATTGCTATATCCAAGCTGCATCTTCTTTAGCCTTCTTTTAATAGCCCACCACATACCCCACTCAGTATATGCTAGACCACCCTTACAAGCATTTCCCCAATATCCGTCTTCTGGACCTGCACCCATTTGATACCACTTTTGAATATCCCAGAATCTGGCTCTCTTGCCATATCTCCAGTCACGATTAACCTTAATTATATATTCTGGGCGATCAATTTTCTTTTTGCTCATTTTAGATGCCTTTCAATAATCTTAAATATCTCTGTCTTGTTATACTTTTCATCAGTAAAGTCCCAGTCATTGGGTCTAATATATTCAACTACTGCCATCAAAGCAGTTGCTAATTCGCTTGGAACCACATTAGTTTCAGGTGTAATAGATAGCTGTGCTATTCTTAGCATCATCTCATCGTGTGTCATTAGTATGGACCCTCAATCTGATACATTAAATATTTTATTACTTCTTCTTCTTTTCCCGCCTTAATCATTTCAACAGGTGACATCTTAAAGGCATGATTATAACCATTCATCCATTGATCCCTTTGAATTTCATTATTAATAATAACAGAAAGAAGCCTAATTATCTGATCTGTCATTCTATACTCCCAATACAATGCTTAACTATTTCAAACCAAGTTCTGGCCCCTGGATATTTTTTATTTGAAGTTGCTCCACGAGCTGCATGCTTGTACCATGTAATTATCATTCCGTTTGGCTTGTATAAAAAGTTTGGAGGACAACCCTGAGCATGCGGGTGATTTGGATCTTCTTCCCACACCATACCACACCAGCAATAAGGTCGCATCTCAAATACATCATTTATGTATTCTTCTGAACCTGAATTAGATGTAAGCAATCCATTCCATCCATAAGTAGAGTACTGCTCTCCACGCAACTCAGCAATTACCTCTGCAATCAAATTTAATCCATCTGATGCCCAATAACAATCGTATTTGTGCCAATCATTATTGCTTAGTAACATTTGACCTAATTCAAGATCCATTCTTGCACCACACCTTATAGTCACTCATGGTTTGATGGGTATCCCAATATTCAATGTGTTCTTTGTCCATACCGCATTTATTACAGTTCATTAGTATCCACCCATACATTCATTTCTAGTATGATATAGCCTTATCTTAACAAGCATCTTCCTTGTTTTTGCAAAAAGCTCTTCGTTGCAACACCCGCAATTCATAGCCCATTCCCTTGCAAAAAAGTCATACTTTGAACCAATATAGTTCCTATATTTTTTTGACACAAATGTATCAAATGGGTCTGGAATATCCATATTGATCATTACTTAAGTATAATAAATTAATGTGAAGTTGTCAATAGTGCTCCAGGTAGGACTTGAACCTACAACATCATGTTGCTAAGACATGCGCCTCTACCAATTGGACTACTAGAGCAAAATATAAAGCCCTGCATTGTAATGGCTAATGCAGGGTTTTATAATTATTGTGAATAGGTGGATTGCCTTTTACCACCACGGATAAGTCAACAATACCATTGTATGATATACGCTTTCATCCGACCACCAGTTAGACCCGCTAAGATCAGGACGCTAATCCCCCAGTGTACCTTACTCATCCCTTGCTGACAAAAGACTTCGTTCAGTCATATTCCAGAGTTGCCGTCGCTCCTCTGTTTGCACCGTGTCAAAGAATCGAACTCTGCAAGATCGGTTTTGGAGACCAATCCGTACCCAGTACCCACGATAGAGAGCAGTTTACATAGACGTGCTCAGGTCATTTTACCCAGTTTAATGACATCTGATAGGTCATTTAACCCCCACTACAGGATTAGTAGCAGAGACGGGATTCGAACCCGTGGCCTTCTGGTTATGAGCCAGACGAGATAACCGAGCTTCTCTACTCTGCGTTGTTGTAATGTATATTATACACTAACACATAAATTCTTGTCAACTAAGAATAAGCGTGTAAAATAAAAAAATATTTAATTTTTTCTTATATCATAATAAATACTAATATATACTTATACTATCATGAATATTCTTGAATGGATCGTACTTGTAGGCGCTGCTTTTTCAGCGCTTATTTATATATTTAACAAGTTTTTTAAGCTATTCAAGACTTGGTTCAAATTCATTGAAGACTGGAATGGCACAGAAGATAATCCAGGTGTTGTAGAAAGACTTAAAGAAGGTAACGAAAGGTTTGAGAAAATTGAACAAGAAATTACAACCATCAAACACGAACTATTCACCAATAACGGTTCAAGTCTTCGTGATGCTGTTAACAGAATCGAACACAATACAGCTAAGAAGTCTGTTCGTAAGACCGAACATAATTAACCGCTGATTCATACGGAAATAAAGTAAAATACTCCTCTTTGTGTAACCTATCTTCATTAGGTATCCACCTGTGCTCTACAGAGTAATTAAATAATTCTAGCTGATAGTAATCTTTAGACTCTACGTTATTTATTATCCACTGACAAATACTTAATAGGCTAGGTCCAGAGCAATCACGAGCCATCTGGTCTACCTAAATCTTCCCAAAACTTTTCTCTACCCATTTGGTCTGTCTCTTTAATTGGAGCTGATTCTGTATTACTTAGATCTAAAAGCTCATCAAATATTCTATGACCTTCTGTATCTATCTTCATTCCTAATGCTACCATAGAAGCAAGGGTTAGTCCTGCAGCCATTTGGCTCCGTCCTTTTTCTGTAAATACTAATGACATATCACGAAGTTCGTCATGAATTTTTCTACGTATGTCTTCTTCTTTAGGACCAGTAGAAAGCAAAGCATTTAAAAAATCATCACTCATAGTTTGCAAATAAGGTTTCTAGTCGTGCTTTTGGAACAGCA